CCACATCATCAATCCCGCAGTCAAACTCGCATTCGTGCCGTTCTTGCAGATCGTGCATTCTTTCAAAATTGTCATTTGTAAAGGCATTTTCAAAGTTATACATAACAATATCATCCGAATCACATTTTTTTAATTCCTCAATCAATTCTTTAACTTTCATAAATTATTTTATACCTCCATAAAGTAATTTTTCGGAGCGATTTTTTCAATAAACCACTCCGCAGACATTCCATTTTTTAATTGTTCCATATTTTCAAAAATCCGTAAAGTCATTTCTTGCGCTTCTTTCTGTTCATAGCCTTTTTCCATAATCATTTTACTCGCCTTTATAATATTGTTATATGTCTTCCTTTTCATTTTGTCCACCTCTCTAATAAAAAAATAAAAACAAACCACCATAACCAATAACAAGGCATGACACAAAAAGCCCGAAAGCCTTTAAAAGCTCGATTAAATCTCTCATAGTTGCGCCCCCCTAATTTGCTAAAATCTGTCTTGCTGTATTAAATACATAAAGTCTGTTGAAGGAGTGGCGCTTAAAGTCTCCATTTTCTGCAATTGTGCGCCCAATATTTTCATATTTGAGACTTACAACCGTTAAGTATTTCTCTAACAGCTCATCCGGGCATTTTAGGCACTCAATAGCATTTTCTATTGTGCTTTTATTACTATTGCAGTGTATGCCCTCAATGCGTATTTCTTTTTCGCTTTGCAGCTTGTCAAATTCTTTCAGCAGTTCCGCTTTTGTCATATAATCAACCTTCTTTCATTGTTTGCCCTGTCTCATCGGTGCAGGTGGGGCAATTCCTACAGACCGCCCAAAGTGGCGGTTTCGACTATTTTATTTGTTCCGCAATCTGTGCATATATAGATGGCTTCGATTCGGCAACCTCTTTATAGACGCATCCGCTATATACTTTATTTGTTGACCCTTTGCAGGACTTTTCAAAACTCTTACAGTTGTAGCACATTGGGTTGTACTCCAATGCTTCAATGGCTTTTTTGCGTGCCTTGCTTCTTTCTATCTGTTCATTTGCTACAACCATTATATATTTTTCCATGTTCAAAACCTCGCTTTCATTTTCTACGGTCTGCCATCATCAGAGCCGGGAGACCATCCCACGGCTGACGCTCCAGGCGGAGCGTTTCGACTATGCTATTCTAACAACTGCATTTTCAATATCTGAGAAGTGGAAAAGTTCCCCGGTTTCAATATTTTCAAATATTACAGATGGCGCAAAGGTCTCGAATGGTGCAAACGTATCACCCTTGCAAGTGTACAGGCTTTTTTCTGCGTTCCAATCAATTCCAAGTTTTCCGGCTTTTTCGTACACGCGAAAAACCTTGCCATAGTTTCTGGTTTGTATTTCCTTATTGTGCAAATCGTATAAATGTACTTTGATTGTATCGTTTGTTTTCATATTTAGACCCTCTTTCTTATCTGTTTACTATTTCGTAAATCTGCGCCAATTTACAATATTCTTCACATTCTTTTTGTTTTGGGCACTTGGAGCAATTATTTTCGTGAGTGCCGCAAACTTTTGTTAATTCATTTTCTAGCTCTTTGATTCTTTCCATATAAAAGCACCTCCAAATTTAATAAAATGTTATTTTGTTCCTTGTCTTTCGACTTGACTATACATTATCATATTATATTAGTAATGTCAATACATAATTGCAAAAATATTGCAAAAATATTTATACTACTAATTAGAATAATATTTATATTCATAATTTCAAAATTATATATAATAAGTAATAAAACAATAATTGCAATAATACATGTAATTAATATTGACATAGTAATTTAATTGTTATATATTTATGTATAGCAATATTATTTATAGTATTATTGTTAGTGATTATTGATATTATTAATTTACATAATGAGGTGTAAAAAATGGATGAAAAGAAAATGATTGAAAACTATAAAAGTAGAGTAAAGAGACAGAATGAAAAAGCAAAAGAGAACTATGACAGAATAAGCGTTATGCTGCCAAAGGGCACAAAAGACCGAATACAGGCGCAAGGGCTTACAATTAATGGCTTTGTAAACCAATTAGTATTGGATAAGCTGGATGAGCTGGAAAAGAATAACAATGAATGTCCATTCTAAAAATTATTGCAATTATGTATTGCATTTATGTATTTAATGTGCTAATATAATGTCGTAGCAAATAAACAGTTTAATTAATGAGGTGGGAAAAAGTGAAAAGCTATGATTATATTGTTATCTCCGGTAACAATGAAGAAATTTACAGCACCAAAAAGGAAGTAAATAAAAGGGTTAAAGAGCTAACAAGCCAAGGAAAAACCGGCTACTTTGCAAAGTGGGACTTAATCAACGATGAAATTCTAGAAGGTAGTCAAGTAGATTTTTAAAATTGGAGGTATAAAGAGTATGAGAAATTTTTTGATAACAAAGAAAACATATAAATGTGGCAAGCTTGCCGGATTTGAAATCCTCGGAATGGTTCAGGGTGATAATTTCCCGGCATATGACAAAGAGACCGCAAAAAAGCTATTCGGCTGTGAATACGTGGATGTTTTAGAGGTTCCGGAAAAATGCCACATCAAAGTATTATAAGGGGGTGCAAATATGAGGATTAAAGGAATCGGAATAATCAGCAAAGAAAAAGCTATGGAAATTTTAACGAGAGAAGGACGCAAAGCAGTAAGAGATGGAGAAATCACAACGGAAGAACTCGGAGAAATGTACAAGTTGCAAAAAGTTAAAGAGGCTTGTACAATTGGTACTTGTACCGACAGTTTCAACCGCTCTTATGAGTGGATACCGAATGAGCTTAAAGAAGAGCTAACACCGGAGCAATTGGGCGCTTTAACAGAAGCATTTTATAAATGCTATGGAGCCGGTAAAAATGATAAAAGAGGGGATTAAAACCCCTCTTTTTTAATGCTCGAAAAGCATTATTTAAAATATTATTTTTTCAATCCGTGGCTGTTCGGAATTGGTAAACAGCACCTTTTACAAGTCCATCCCACCTGTAAAGACATTTTTATTTTACCACAGTTTGGCACAATAGCAAGTGCTTTTTTAAGTCGGTTTTTATGACCGGCTTTTTATTTTTATATAATATAATTAATATATATTAATGCCTGATGTATGTATATATTAATCAATACAGTTATTGTTATATATCCAATAATCAGTATATTGACAAAATAAGTATATTTGATTATTATTATTTTAATTAAATTAATAAGCGAATGCCGGTTAGCTCGTATTACTTGGAATTGTTCCAAGCGGTGCGGGCTTTTTTATTTTGGCTTTTTGGGGGATGTGCTACGATGTCAGAACAAATCGAGATTTATGAAAACGATTTATTATTTTATTTAAATGAATTTTGCGAAGTAAATAAGATTGAGGATATTAAAAAAGAGTCTCAAAGCGTTTGGAATAGTGCTTTATATTATATCCAAAAGAAGTTATTTGATATTAATTACTTTAAGTCTAAAGAGAATTATAAATTAGATAATGGGATGTATAAAGAGAGTAACTTTAATAGTTATAATTTTGAATTAGTAATGTATGTATTAGATATATATATTTATGACATGTGTATGAAGTATGATAAAGAAGTTAGTATATTGGGATTTAGTTCATTAACTGGTATTCCTGATAGTACTATTTATGACTGGGGTAAGAATACGCTAAGCCCGATAGCATCGGAGATTTTGGAAAAACTGAGAAAATATCAAGAAGAGAGTTTGTCCAATAAGCTCGTGACCGGGGCAAAGAATCCTGTGGGAGTTATTGCAGTACTCAACAGGCGTTACGGCTGGGCTTCGCCATACACAAGCGATAGCAGACAGCAAGCGAGAGCTTTAACGGCCAATGAATTGCCACAATTAGGCGATTCAAATAGTCAGAAAATTAAAGCATTATCAGGCGATAACATGGTTGATAATGCCAAGTAATTGTATATACAACAGATACAATTCTAAACCCTTGATTTATAAGGCTTTGAGGGCTATCGAATTATTACAACTATGCAGAAAACAGTTGTTTAGCGAAGAGTTGAAAACATAGAAGTGAATTGTACATGCAATAGATACAATTTAAAATGCTTGATATTTGAGAGCTGAGCGGTGCACGTATTGGATGCCCTGGGGGTCTACAGGGAAAGCAGCAAACCGCCCCACTTAGCCCCCCAAATATCCGCCAAGACAAAAAGGCCTTTGCCTCTACCTTAACCGCACCAAGCAGTATTTATTATTATAACATAAGTTATATATTAATTAAACAACATACACAATAATAATATATATACATACAACTACGATAAAATATTAGTTATATATTATATATAACAGTAAAGGAGCTAACAGCTATGAAATTAACAGGATTTGAGTCGAGCAAAATTAATTCCGATATGGTAAATCACCCTAGCCACTACAATCTGCCTGACCGAAAAGAGTGCATTGATGAAATGATTGACATTTACGGACTTAAGGATGTGGCTAAATGGTGTGAGATTACTGCATACAAGTATGAATATCGTGCCGGGCATAAAGGTTCTGTGGCTGAGGATATGAGCAAGGCAGAGTGGTACATGGATAAGGCTCACGAGCTTAAGTCTAAGCGCAAATGGAAGATTTTCGACAAGATTGTTTATAAATTCATGCCAATGTTTCTTAAGGGCCTGTATACATGGATAATTTTATTTTGTATGTTTTACGGAATACTCTTTTCCGACCGATGCTCAATGGTTGTCTCAATAGTGTTTTTAGTTCTTGCGTGCATAGCTGAGTCGGTATTGAAAGAAAATGAAGATAATTAGATTTTGAGGTGTAAATCATGTTTGTACTAAAAATTGCAACAACAGTATGGCTGACATTAATTGCGCTTGGAATGACAAGTGCCACATTAAACGAAAAAGAGACAGTTAGCTCGAGACTTTTCGGCGCTGCGGTAATGCTCGGTCAGATACTTGCCATAGCTTTCATGTGGCAATAGATATAGGGCATTCGCCAAGCGGTAAGGCACGGGGTTTTGATTCCCGCATACGTTGGTTCAAATCCAACATGCCCTGTTCGGGGTTTATTTGGTTCCCCCGACATTGGACTTAGTAGTTCCTTTCGCCCTCATAGTGGAAAGCTGTTAAGAGCCGTCACAAGGCTCGTGAGGGTTTAATCGTGTATAATCCCACAATGCACGAGTGTGAAAACCAACCTGTCGTAAAGACATCTGTAATAGGCAGAGTAGACATATATACCCCCTTTAATTAATTGTTAAACTAGGGCAACTCAAATTAGCGAGTCTTAGGTGAGGTGCAATCCCTCACATGTCCTTTGCTGTAGGTTTCGTTAGTTCTTTTCCTACAGCACATACAAATTTATATCTCCGGAGGGTGCAGCCACTCCTTAGACTTCACCCTCATTAACGGCATGTAGCTCAGTGGTAGAGCAGTCGGCTATTAGCTGATTTGTCGTGGGTTCGATTCCCAACCTTGCCGATTAAACAGAGTAAGCATTGGTGCAGAATGGTGGTTCGAGTCCACCTGTGAGCATAACTCTAGCGAAAAAGGTACTCACCGCTTCTTTCCTAATGTCTTGGCGATACAAAGAAAATTCGGGGTGAACGGCAACGATTGGTGGTGTTGCGGCAGACTGTAAATCTGTTTCCACGTGGTAAACGATAGAGGTTCGATTCCTCTTTCACCCACTTGCAGATATGGTGCAATGGTATCACAGGAGATTGCTAATCTCTCTAACGAGTAAAATCGTTATCAAGGTTCGAGTCCTTGTATCTGCGTTGGTCGGTGTATGCTGACTGTTGATGTGTATACAAAAGGGTAAGTAACGGATGGCTAGGAGACAGGCATATGGATTAAAAACATTTGGGTTATGCCTATGGGTTCGATTCCCTCCAACGTAAAGAGTGCACGCTTTATGTGTGGTTCAAATCCACACCACATCAATCATATGTCGGTTTAGTGCGAGCTGTTATATCTTGAATAGCGGTTGCGTAACGCTGACATGCTTTACTTAAAAAGTTAGAGTAGGGCGGTCTGTACGTGTTGGCACGATACAGTAAGGCAAAGCAAAATGAAAACGTACAACAACAAGGTTATGAGTAAGACGCGCGCTGAAAGTAATCGGAAATACACTTCAAAGCAAAGCCTTTATGCGTTTTGACAAACCTTTTGATGGAGTGAATATTTCCTTTTTCGGATAGTAGTTCAGTTGGAAGAACAACCACTGCAATAGCAGTAATTGAGGGAGTCACAGGTTCGATTCCTGTCTATCCGATTACAACAAACTAGCTTGACGAAGCGAAAAGCACTTCCGCTGTGCCTGTTTGTTGTTTTATCAATCAAGCGGAGTATGTATCACAGGCATACATAAATAATATCAAGCGGAGGTATTCGATTATGGCAACAATTAGAGTGCATAAAACAAAAAATTACACAGTTATGAGCAATACTCATTTAAGGGATAAGAGCTTGAGTCTGAAAGCAAAAGGCTTATTGTCTGTAATGCTTTCATTACCCGATAATTGGGATTATTCAATAGCTGGGTTAGTTGCAATAAGCAAAGAGAATGAAACAGCCGTTAAATCGGCTTTAAATGAATTAAAGGATAATAATTATGTTGTGGTTACCAAGGAAAATCCAACAAAAAGCAATGGTGGAAGAATAAAGTACACCTATGAGGTTTACGAAGAGCCATATAAACAGAAAATAGAAAAACAAGATACAGAAAATCTAGGGGTTGAACGTCAACAGGTAGAAATCCACGGACAATTAAATACTAATGGATTAAGTATTGATGAATTAAATACTAATAAACAAAGTACTGAAAGATTAAATACTGATAAGGTACATACATCAACTAACATTGATGGAGAGGTACATACATCTGTTTCCGAGAAACAGACGGCAAGGGTTACCCGAAAGGATATGCAAGCAAAGAAAGATGATATGGTCTATAGGTTCTCTGAAATCTGCGACAACAACATTGAAAACAAGACAGTCGGAGAAGTGGTCAAAAATGCATTCCGCAGATACATGAACCTGTACGAAACATATTTCTGCAAGGTTCACCCAATCTTGACTGATAAGACTCTGACTAATGTATGTCTGTCGCTTTCTAACGTGACCGATACGGAGCATAATCACTTTGGGTGGACAGATGTTTACCTAGCAGACGAAACAAGGCTTACTGGGCTTGACAGAATGGTTAACGAGCATTTCAGACGAACACATAGAAGAGAGACTAACTACTCGATAACACATTTTGCTAAAAGCGACTATCTGCTACAGTTGGCACAGGGCATTATAGAGTACTAAGCGGAGGTATAAATATGGCAAAGGGAGTTAAGACACGAAATATTGATTCATTCCGAGAGGGATTGATGGAATACGCATATGGCAGATGTTCACAGGCACAAGCTGCAAAGATAGCCGGTATGAGTGTGCCAACATTTAGGAAGTACGCAAATATGCATTTTTTAGGCATTCCATTTCCTGACACGCTGTTTAAGGCGAAGGAAGGGTGAGAAGCATGTGTGAATTTTGCGAAAATCCTACAAAATGGAATACTGATGATTATAGCTTAGTTCCAAACAGAAACTTATCAGACGGGATTATGCAAGCGGAAGATAACACGTATCAGATTGGTATGTTTGACAGCAATTCTGATTGTTGGGAAGTTATGGAAATCAATTATTGCCCTATGTGTGGTAAAAAACTGAGAGAGGACTAAGTATGTGTGAGTTTTGTTGCAAAATAGGAAAATTGGAAAAAATCAAGCAAGGAGCTTTTAGAGGCGGATATTATCCCGAAAAAAATGAAACACAAATTGTTGAATTTGAAAATGCATTTCATTTATTTTTCGGATGTAGTGACCCTTTTATGTCTGGAATTGAAATTGAAGATATAAAATTTTGCCCTATCTGTGGTAGAAAGTTGGTGGAAGAATGATATCGTACAAAATAGCATTGTTTATTTACTATCTCTTATCGTTATGGTGCATAAAGAAATCCAAAAATATTAGAGAAGTCGCAGAAGTGGGTTTTTAAGTATTATATTTCTTTTGACAATGATTGTAGCGAACATTTAAGCATATAGAATAGGCGGTGGAAGAATGAAAGAAACTATTTTATATATTTCAAAATCAGAGCAGGACATACAAAGTTTTCTGAAATATCTTCAATCAAAGCTAAAAGCAGAGCAAAAGGAATGTACCCTAGATGAAGAACACGATATTTTAAAAGTGCCAAAATATTATGATATTGTCGGAAAGAGTATTCATGGGAACATGCTTGGTGTGGGCTACGGATATTGCAAATATTATTGTTTTTCAGAAGCATATAACAAAGATAAATACAGCAATGCAGAAAATGAAAGGCTTAAAGAAATTCTTATGCACACAAGAAAGGGTGCAGAGAGAATATCGGGGCTTGATATTTTATGTATGCTAGGGTTGGTTTAATAGGCGGTGGAAGAATGAAACATCAAAAAGAATGGCACACTTGTGACAGGTGCGGAAAAGAAATAATACGCTACGATGAAAAATGTGCATATATCAAAACAAGAGAGGTAAAACCTCTTTACGAAAAAAGCATATGCACAGCCGAAGATTTAGCAAGGGAAGTGTTTCCAATGGCTATATGGAAAGATGATATGCAATACGATTTATGTCCTAAGTGTAGGAGAGATTTTAAGAGGTTTATGAAAAATGGAGCATGAAAGAAAATGGTGCACTTGCGATAGGTGTGGTGCAGAAATTAAAAAAAGGAATACTGTGTGGAAATTCGGTTACAAAAAACGGCATTTTTAATACCACATACGACTTGTGCTATAAATGCATGGAAGAATTTGAAAGATTTATGGAAAATGAAAAATAATAAATTGTAAAGGAGAAAATAAATTATGAATTTTGGACAGGCAATTGAAGCATTAAAAAACAGCAAAAAAGTAGCAAGAAAAGGTTGGAATGGCAAGGGAATGTTTGTGTATTACGTTCCGGCTGGCAATTTTAAGTCTTATACAGAAATTGGAAAATCTATTGCAGATAAAGACGATTTAGTACATTACAATCCGTATTTTGCTATCAAAAATGTTAATGACACTGTTTCTACATGGGTTCCGTCAATTAATGATTGTTTAGCAGAAGATTGGTATGTAGTTGAGTAGCATATGGGAGCGTGTTTGAGCTATGAGCATGGCAGAAGTAATTAAATCAATAGAGCGTGAAGCGCTTAGAGAAGCACAATCACACGAAATAGGCGGTAGAAATGGCGAGCCGATAGAAACATCCGAATTTCATGATATGACTATTGGCATTGATATTTCGGTCGATGCAGTCAATGAGTATGCAAAATCAATTTTAGGCAGATACCCGGAAAATAATTATGAATTTTCAAGAGCATTAGCAATGAAAATTCTAGAGGAAACAAAATCATTAGCGAATAGTGAGGGGAAGAAGTGAGATTATGAAAATAATTAAAAAGGGTGATTTGAACATAGCCAAAAAACCACTAAGATTTAAATGCAAGAATTGTTGGACGATTTTTGAAGCGATTGAAGAAGAATATATATACTGTGGCGACCAACGAGAGGGCGATAACTGGAAGTGCGAATGTCCTTTGTGCCACAAAATGGTTTATTACAGCTAAAATAATGATTGCTGATTATCAACAGAAAGGGGAACATATTATGGCTGATTTGAAAATATTTACAGAAAATATAGAACATGAAGCATTAAATCAGATATATACGCTTGTAAAACAGCCAGCATTTTCGGATTGCAAGATAAGAATTATGCCGGATGTTCATGCAGGAGCAGGGTGTGTTATCGGATTTACTGCTGATTTAGGAGAAAAAGTAATACCGAATATTGTTGGAGTTGACATAGGCTGTGGGATGCTTACTACAAACTTGGGGAATATTGATATTGATTTTGAGAGATTAGATAACATCATTAGAGAATATGTTCCAAGTGGTAGAAAGGTTCATGAAGAAGAAAACTCATCTGTCGCAAGCGATATTATTGAAAAATTGTATTGCAAGGAGCAGTTGAAAAATATAGATTGGCTGAAAAGAAGTTGCGGCACGTTGGGAGGCGGCAATCATTTTATCGAAGTTGATAGCGATAGCAAGAATAATAAATATCTTGTTATTCATTCGGGAAGTAGAAATGTCGGAAAGCAAGTCGCAGAAATATATCAGCAAATGGCGATTGATGATATTTCGGGAAAATCGAATTTCAAACAAGATAGCGAGAAATTGATTGCTGAATACAAAAAATGTAAAAGAGAAAGAGAAATCAGCAAGGCTATCAAAGAATTAAAGCAGTCCTACGAAGCAAATACAACTAAAATCCCTAGAGAGTTATCATATCTTGTTGGAAAACATAGAGAAATGTATTTACACGATATGAAATTATGCCAAGAGTTTGCGGAAATTAACAGAAGAGCCATTCAGAGCATTATTTGTTACTATATGGGCTGGAAAGTTACAAAAGAAACGGAACGATTTCAAACAATCCACAACTACATTGAACACGATACAAATATTGTTCGTAAAGGTGCTATTTCTGCAAAAACAGGCGAAAAGGTACTAATACCAATAAACATGCGTGACGGTTGCATTTTGGGAATCGGCAAAGGAAATGAAGATTGGAATTATTCAGCACCGCATGGAGCAGGGCGAACAATGAGCAGGTCGAAAGCAAAAGAAAGTGTTTCACTAGAAGAGTATCAAAAAGCAATGAATGGAATATTTACAACATCCGTAAATACATCTACGATTGATGAAAGCCCTATGGCATATAAAACAATGGATGAAATAATTGGAAATATAAAAGATACTGTTGAAATAGTTGACATTATAAAACCGATTTACAATTTCAAAGCAAACGAATAAAAACAATTACCGGCTACAGATTGATTGTAGTCGCTACCCTAAAACAATTATAGGCAGAGGGCTATAAGCACCTTTGCTGAAAAGTGGAGGTGCTTTTCTTATGGCTAGTCAGGGCCTTATTTCCACAGTAAACGGATATGAAAACTACATAAAGGATAAAGGGAAAGACGAGCAAGTAATTAATGCCTATGTAGACGCTTGTAGTGTAGCCATAAATGGCGAGAAAGATATTGAGTATGGACTACAACTCACTAAGAGGGCAAAAGAGCTTATAGAGGGCTTCTGCACGGCTAAAACAGGTGGTACGATTTGGGATTTGGAAAAATACGCATTCGACCACAAAACCACATATGAGCTGATAAACAAAAAATATGAGGTTTTGCTACTTGAAGCTCAAAACAAAATAGTTGACAGCTATTTTCAGTACATAGAGAAAAAGCGTGAGCCTAAAGACCGATTTTATATGCCACGTAGGAAACAACTAATCAAAATCGGACTTGTGGACGCATTGCAAGGCATGATTGATGATAAATACGACATATTGTGCGTGAGTCTAGTACCAGGAGCTGGAAAGAGTACGATTGAGAAATTTTTTCATTCGGCAGTTGCCGGTTGGTTTCCAAAAGACTACAGCCTATTTTATTCACACAGTGGCGACATTACAAGAATGTACTACGATGGTGTATACGACATTGTTACCAATGATGATGATTATGCATGGCATGACATTTTTCCTAAACTATCAGTTACAAGCACGAATGCCAAAATGGAGCAATTCAATATTGGCAAATACAAACCTTTTCCGTCAGTACAATGTACTTCTGTTGGAAGCAAGAATGCCGGAAAAGTCCGTGCAAGTAAATTTTTGCTAGTTGATGATATGATAGGTGGAATTGAGGAAGCCTTAAATCCCACAATACTTGATAAGTTGTGGGATAAATACGCAGTAGACGCAAGACAGCGTAAGACACAGGATACGGACGGAAAGCCGTGTAAAGAGATACATATTGCCACTCGTTGGAGCGTACATGATGTTATCGGACGCATTCAAAATATGTATATTGGAAATCCAAGAGTCAAAACAATATCGGTTCCCGATGTAGACCCGGTGACAGGAGAAAGTAATTTTGATTATGAGTATGGCGGTTTTACGAAAGAATTTTTTGCCGACCAACAATTACTCATGGACGAAATCTCTTACCGATGTTTGTATAAACAGGAACCTATCGAGCGTGAGGGCCTATTGTTTCCTGATGATAAAATCCGCAGATACTTCAATCTGCCACATGGCGAACCGGAAATCATCACAGCTCAATGCGATACAAAAGGAAAAGGCACAGACTATTTTGTTATGCCAATACTGCAAAAATATGGTGAGGATTACTATTGTGTTGATTGTGTGTGCGATAATACGGCAGACTATGAAATGCAGTATGAAAATGCGTCAAACACATTAGTCAATAATCAGGTACAGGAATGCGAGTTTGAGCGTAATGCCGGCGGTGACAGAGTGGCTATGGAAGTTAATAAGCGAGTTGAAAATAAAGGGTGGATATGCAACATCACTGATGTACCGACAGAAACTAACAAAGAAGCACGTATTTTTCAGTGTTCTAACTGGATTTTACAACATATTATTTTCAAAGACCAATCACTTTATAAGCCCAATGAGCCTTATGGAGTAATGGTATCACTGCTGAAACGATATTCAGTAACAGGCAAAAAACAGCTCGATGATGTTCCCGATGTTTTTTCAAACTTTGCCTTAAGAATGACGCAAGGCAGTAGAATAGCAAAGGTTGAAGCAGTACACAATCCGTTCAGAGGAGGGCTTTATTAATGACAAACACTTGTTTTATGTGCGGAACTATTATTGAGAATAACAAAAAGCAAAAATACGTTTGTGAGGAATGCGACAGAAAAATAAAATTGTTGAAACAACTTACAAATGTGGATAAAGCAAAGGAAAAAATAGAGAAAAAGGCAAAACGAAAAAGAATTAAAGATTTAGATTATGAACAAGAGGCTTGCGAAGTCGCACGAAAAATAATGTCAGAGGGCTATGTTTTTAATAGCGTAAATGAAATTTGCTTTGCTATACAGCTTGAAAAGGAAAACATTAAATATTATCCGAATTACAAAATAGGCGAGTGCAAAGTAGACTTTTTCATACCGGATTTAAAGAAGATTGTTGAAGTTGATGGCGAAATATATCACACAGATGAAAATAAGGATTTTTTAAGAGAAAGAAAGATAATGAGCTGTATTGACAATGGTTATGAGATTGTGAGAATACCGGCTTCGTTTGTGCCTGATTATATTCTATTGGGATTAAAAGAGGGTTTAGACTTTATAGTTGATAAAAGAAAGTTTGATAATAGATTTAGAGACACTCGGTTCGACAAGATATATTGGGAAGAATTTATTAATTATAAGTATGCAATGAGGAGAGCAAAATTATGAATACAAAAACTTACTTAAATCAAATTAGCAGATTAGATAAAATGATACAAAACAAGCTGTCTGAAATATACCGGCTTAAGACAATAGCATGTAGCGTTACTGTTTCAACGGACAAAGAGGCAGTTGATGTTTCATCGGATAAAGATAAATTAGGCAGTACAGTAACTAAAATTGTGGACTTGGAAAAAGATACAGACAGACTTGTTGATGAATTTATGAGAAAAAGAAATCATATTATCAGCCAAATTGATAGCATGGAGAATACCGACTATTATCACGTACTCTCAATGAGATATGTCAATCAAAACACTTTTGAAGAAATCGCACAGGCTACAAATTGGAGCATAAGAAAGATATTTACAATCCACGGCAGAGCCTTGCAAGAGTTTGAAAGGCTTTACGGAAAAGAATATCTTGAAAATGTGCAGTAGTGTGCATAGTTTTGCATATCATTGCATATATACACTTAAAAAATTGACAGTTATAATATAACTATGAAAAAATCGTAATTCGTTCATTGCGAAAATCTCTTTTAGAAATAGCACTCACAGATTGTGGGTGCTATTTTTAGTGAATCGAGGGTGACATGAATAATCAGAATATTAATATTGTTCCAACAGGAAAACGAAGTGTAATGTGCCCTCGTTGCGGAAAGCTATTAACGTGGGTAAATAAAAACGACAAGAAGCACCACAAAGTAATGTGTACGCACTGCCGTAAATGGATATGGTTTTGGGCTGGCACACAAGAATTTCAGATAAAAGAGGTTCCGCAGAGAACTTCTGCAAGTGGCATGAGGTTTTATTGATGTATAGATATGCTCATAAAAACGTAAGACCTTTTTCGGCTGTCTGTCAGAATAATTACGGCAGACAAGTTATTTTCACACGTAAAAGGCAAATCACAAAAAACAACATAATCGAAGAACTGAATAAAGCACTTGCGATTCACGAGCAAAACGCTATTGAGATTGAGTATCTTGACAGATACTATCGTGGTGACCAACCAATTTTGTATCGGCAGAAAGTGAACCGCCCGGAAATCAATAACAAGATTGCCGTAAATCTTGCGTATGAGCTTGTCGAGCGCAAAACCGCAGAAATGTGTGCCGAGCCAATTCAATATGTGCTACGTGGCACTGATAACCATAAGTCGGAAGAAATCACACAGCTTAACATTACAATGGACTCGGAAAGCAAACAGGAGTGCGATATAGACATACATCGTTGGAGAAGTATATGCGGTACCGGCTACAGATTCATCGGTAACGATGATGGACAAGGGCAGTTGCTTGATGAAAGCGATTTTTACTTATCTTCTGAAAATCCAATGTATACGTTTGTAACATACTACTCAAACGGACGTCCGGCATTCTCTTGTCAAATAGGAGAGGACGAGAACGGAGCAAACATATACTATGTGTTCACTGACAATGAGTGGTTTGATATTCGTAACGACAAGATTTATGCAAGCGGAGTAAACGGAAATAGAGCAATTCCGGTGATTGAATATCCAAACAATGCAAGGCGGTTATCCGACATTGAAATGACTATTGCAATCACAGACGCTATTAACGTGCTTACATCGGACAGAATTAATGGAGTCGAGCAATTTGTATCTGCATGGGTGAAGTTTGTTAATTGCGAGATTGACATAGATACATTCAGAAAAATGAGACAAGAGGGAGCATTGGTAGTTAAATCCAACAATGGTTCAGATAACAAAGCTGATGTTGATGTAATGACGAGCGAACTTAATCAGACAGAGGGACAAGTGGTATTCACAGACCTTTTTGAAAGATTTTTAAGTATTCAAGGTCTTGCAAATCGTCAGGGCAACACAGGCGGTGACACCGGTTCTGCCGTAGAACTGAGAAACGGACATTACGATGCCGGACTTAGGACTGCTATTAATGAGCCTATCCTCAAGAAATCAGAGAGAATGGCACTTAGACTTATTCTTAACAGGCTGAGAATTAATAAGGGCTTTACGCTTATGCCTAGTGATGTTGAGATACACATTAATCATAATAAGCTCGACAACATGCTTGTTAAGGCAGAGGTGCTTGAAATATTACTTAGGTGCGGTATCAATTACAAGAGAGCCGTCAAGACGATTGACATGTTTAGTGACCCTGAACAAGTCACTCTTGAAAGTGCTAAGCGCATGAAAATGTTATTCCCGGAAGAACAGCCGACAACAGCTACACCTAACAATAATAACGATGATAAGAACAATGGAAAGACAGCCGATGAATAATTGGCTGTCAATTTATTTTGGAGCTTGATATGGCAGACGAAATCCACACACTTAACAAAAATGAAATACAAGACATAGATTATGACACATATTTTGGCGAGATGGATTTATCTGACGAGGAAAAGGAAGATAGAAAAAAACTTGCTGAAAAGTTTGAAAAAATCTTTGTTATGCTATTTGCTTTGTTATCCGGCAAGGAAGAAACAGAGATAACAACTATCACTAAAGAATTTATTATCAGATATGAGAGCATTGCCACGCAGTATTGTAAGGCAAAGAAAACACCCTCATATATTACGGATTATGCCCGGTACATTGTGAATGAGGTAGTTGACGCTACCACACAAAATACCGAAGTAGAGTATTTTACTTCACAGAAAAGAGCAAAAAATGTAGCTGCGAATGAAGCTAACACAGTTGGCAATTACAGACTACAAACTGAAATGGTAAAACAGGGCTACAAAACAAAAGAGTGGCGCTCAAAAGAAGATTCACATGTCAGACCTACACATGCAGAAGTTGATAGAAAGAGAATTGATATTTTTGAGCCGTTTGAGGTTGGAAATTCACTGATGATGTTTCCCAAAGACCATTCTTTAGGGGCGCAGGTAAAAGAAATAGCAGGGTGCAGATGCAGTCTTAAATATTACAAATAATGAGCAACTTGTAAGGAAACTTATAGGTTGCTTTTTATTATACAAAATTTGCAGTTGTGCGTTAAACAACAGAAAAACTCGGCGGGAGCGACCCGCGATAACAAAAGCGTGAGTTACGGAGGTAATTGAAATGACAAGAAATGATGTTTTGAAGCTTTTCCCCGATGCAACGGATGAGCAGATAACAAATCTGCTTAACAAGAGCGGTGAGGAAATGGCAAGAGAGAAAGAGAAAGCCAATCAGTATAAAGCTAAAGCCGACAAGGCTGACGAGCTACAGGCACAGCTTGACGATTTACAAGCGGGCAACATGACGGAGCTTGAAAAGGCAAATAAAGCCTTAGATACAGCCAATCAGCAGATAGCCAAGCTACAGAAAGATAATGCTGTCAGAGATTTACGAGAGAGTGCAATGTCTGATTTTGGCATTACTGCCGAACAGGCAAAGACAGTAGTAAAAGAGGATGGCTCTTTTGACACGACATCACTTGGCAAGATTATTTCCGACATGAAAGCCAATGCGATAGCGGAGTATGAGAAGAATGCACTCAAAGATACTCCTAATCCAAGCAATGGCGGTGACAATAATGAACCCGACTCAAAGCCAGCAGATGTAGCAAATGCAGAACAAATCTCATTCGGTACAGTTGCAAGTACAGAGAGTCAAAACAGCTATGTAATTTAAAACAGGAGGTAGAACGATGGGAAAGCCAATCGTAAGAGACTTTACACAGGGTAAAGGAATTTTAAAATTTTTCCCTTATGAGGGTGCAGCGTGCCTTGTACCACAGACTATGGTAACAAGCACAGATGGAAACGGAATGAAGATTGTACCGGCCGGCACACCATTCCCAAGCAATGACGCAGAGTGCAAGGGTTATCTGTTACACGATGTAGATGTAACAATGGGTGACGCACCTGGAACATATGTATATCAGGGAACTATTGATTGGGAGAAAGTTAAGACACTTTCAATCGCAGATGAAGCTAGAACTGCAACACCTAGAGTTACTTTCTATGGCGCGCCAAAGATTGTAGCAAGTCAGGTCTAAAAGGAGGTAGAAGAACATGGCATTACCATTAGCAGAAGCATTTACAGCGAGAAGCCTCGGTGTAATGTGGGATAACTACAAAAAGACATTAGGAACTGCCCCTTATCTTGGCAGACAGAAATTTGGAACACGTAAACAGGACTCACTCGACCTTAGATTTATCAAGGGTAAGAACGGACTGCCGGTATCACTCAAAGCTTCAAACTTTGATGCACAGGCAGAGTTAAGAGATGTTGGAGGCTTCTCTGACATTCAGAACTCAATGCCATTTTATCGTGAGGGATATATGGTAACAGAGAAAGAGGAACAGGAGTATGACAATTACAGAACTTCTGAAAACTCTAGCCTTGCCAATAACGTATTACGTGAAATCTCTAAGAAACCAATGATGTTAATTGAGGGTGCATTAGTTGTACCGGAGAGACAGATTTGGCAGTTACTTGCACCTACAGATGGTGTACCAAAGGTAAAGGTTGTACTTGGCGATAAGAACTATGTCGTTGATTACACAGCCGACAATGGCGAAGAGCATAAGGAAAAGCACTTTAAGTCAATTACCGGCACAAGCGCATGGGATAAGCCTACTACATGTGCACCACTTGATGACCTTATCACAGCTCGTAGAGACTTTGCAAAGGCTACAGGCTACTCACTTACACGTTTCACAATGAATACAGAGACTTGGGAAATGGTGCTTAAGGCAGAGGACACAAAGAAACAGGTACTCGGTATCACTGCTTACAATGGCGGTATTAGATTACAGCAAGGACAGGTTACTGAATACCTTAGAGGACATGGTATCGAGATTGAAGTATACGATAAGCTCTATGTTGACGAGTCAGGACAGACACAGTACTTTGTGCCAACAGGTATTGTATCTGCGCAGTCTGCCGGAGTATTCCTTGGCGATTATACATTCGGTAAGACACCAGAGGAAAGAAGTGGAAGTATCACAGACGGAAACCTCTCACTTGTTGAGACTGGTGTATCTGTATACACATATGCTACAAACCATCCTATCAATACTCACTGTATCGTATCTATGATTGGATTACCTACATTCGAGGGTATGGATAGCGTTATGGTTCTCAAAGTTAAGGAGGATTAAGGCTTATGATAGCAACGCACTCTATAAAGCATGATGGAGTGTGGTATAAAGTCGGAGACGAGGTACCGGAAAGCAATAGCAATTCGGTACCTTCTGATTTTATGAACCCACCTGAAGCACCATACACAAAGACAGAAATTAACAGAATGTCAACAGCCGACTTAAAGAAGCTTGCGAGCGAAAATGGTATTGAAAATGCCACAGAAATAAACGGCGGTGACTTGAAGAAAATGTTAATTGAAAAGTTTGGATTATAAGGAGCTTGGCATGGAATACACCACATTAGAGCAAGTCAAAATCAGACTTAAACAATTTCATATTGAAACAGTCACGAATGATGATGAAACAACATCTGATGTGGTTGTATTCGATAAAAAGGAAGATAACCCACTCATTGAACAGCTCATTAAACAAGCCACGGAAGATGTAAAAGCGAAAAGGTGTTATCCGGACACTTTTACTGATGATGATATAACTGCCGATTTAAAGCAGTTTGAGAATGTCGTTATCAATCTTGCTGTCTACGACCATTCACAAGCCGGTGAGAACTACATGAGCGCATTAAGTGAGGGCGGAGTGAGCCGTACATGGAAAGACAGAGATAAGCTGTTTGTCGGAGTTTTCCCTTTTGTCAAAGTGCTATAAGCAAAAGAAGATTGTGCGTTACCAAAATGGTAGCAGGCGGTACACATTAAGTGGTGGTGGGCGGTGTGCCAATTACCAAAGACGAAAGGCTGTAAGATGAATAATTTAATCTATCAGACATACATTATTGCCTTGCCAATTGTCCTGACAGCGCTTTTGGGTTATATTGTTTGGCTTTTACAAGAGCAGAAAAAGCAAAAAGCGATAGACACAAAAGAAAGAAACGAGCGCATTGAAGAGGAAAAGAAGCTGCGACAAGCAAACGGAAAAGGTACAATGCTGCTTTTACGAGTACAGCTTATCGAATACCATGATAAGTACATGAAGCTTGGCGAAATTCCCTCGTATGCGTATCAGAATTTTTGCGAGATGTATGACGCATACCACGCACTCGGTGGTAATGGTATGGTAACAAAAATGAAAAATGAGATTGAGGAAATCCATTTAGGCAAAGGAGGTAAAAACTGATGGACTTTACACAAGTACCTACAGTAGTTGCTATTATGGTAATTACTTATTTAATCGGATATGCTTCAAAGCAGATACCACAGGTTAAAGATAATATTATTCCTATTATCGTAGGTGTAGCCGGTGGAGTACTCGGTATTGTTGGAATGTTTGTAATTCCCGGTTATCCGGCAGACAACATTCTTGATGCAATAGCAGTTGGCATTGTGTCGGGCATGGCAAGTACCGGTGTTAATCAGATTTACAAGCAGATAAAGAAAAATGCTTGACATTAATAAACAAGCCATGAAGTGCGCGCTTCAAGGTCAAACAGTCACAGTCTATGAAAAAGACGAGGACGGAAATCTAAAGTTTTACGAAACAGAGGACGGAGAGAAGATATATTACACACACGAGGAGACAGGCTTTTCAGAGCCGGTTGATTTTCGGGCAAATATATCGTTTGACGGAGGAGAAGCACAGAACAAGGAATATGGCTTTAATACGGCTGATTTTGACGCTGTTTTGCTGACAGACAGAGGAGAATACCCTTTTAAAAAAGGTGACATTATTTGGCTTGATAGTGAGCCTACAAAGGACGAAAACGGATTAGTTGATTCAACTTCCGCAGACTTTACAATAGTGGGAGTAAAACCCTCTCTCTATTCAGTTAAATACATGCTCAAAGCAGTTGTGAAAGAAGTGTAATTATGAAGATTGACGTTTCTCTGACAGAAAAATCTATACAAGATGCGATAGACAAGCTTGAAAGATACAAAGACCGTTTACAGGACAAGTGCATAGCGTTTGTTGGCGAGCTTGCTAGTAATGGCATTGCTGTAGCGCAAGCAAATACAGGCAATTTCGGACACTATATTACATTTAGTTATGAAATTAAAGATACAACAGACGGCTGTACGGCTATTGTGCTTGCCACTGAAACAGGGCAGATACAAAGTACATGGCAGACGGCTGACGGACTCAAAACAGTTGATGTATCGCCTTTGCTCATGGCTGAATACGGCTCGGGTTGGAGAGCTAAACCACACTTCAATGACGCGAGAGGCGGTCAAGGAACTTTCCCAGGGCAGACACACGCATTCGATAGTGAGGGCTGGTATTGGAGAGACGAAAGTGGAGAATTACACCATTCATACGGCATTACACCTACAATGCCGATGTATCACGCATTTTTAAAAATGGAAAATGACATTATGAGAACGGCACGGAAAAATTTTAGTTGAGGTGATAAAGTGGCGAGTCAAAATCAATGGGTTTATGACCTTGAAAATCTCACATATGCGATTGTGAAAACCCGATGTGAGAAAAAATTGAAAACTAAATATCCCAAGCTAAAATTCACACAAGAGGAACAGTCGGACAGTGCAACGGCTAGTTTCCCGACAGTGCTAGTTCAAGCACTCGAACCTATTGAACAGAATGAGGATTTAGAGTGCGAAAGAATAAATACAGTATTATTTACGGCACAAGTAATTGTTACAACGAATAAAAGCCGTTCAGAAGCCTTGAATGTGGCGCAGACAGTGGCTAATGAATACAAAGCTATGTCATTCAAGCTGACAACGATTCCATTCGCTAGGAAAAACGGCAAATTATGGACAGCAACATTACGTGCTAGGCGGTCATTCGACTGGAATGATAGATTATAAGAGCTTTTTGGCTCTTATTTTTTTTATGAAAAATTAGGAGGTAACAAAAATGGCAACAGGATTAAAAAGTAGAATTGCTTACAAGACACCAACCGTATCCGCCACAAGTGGTGATTACTGGGCTGGAACTTACAAGCTCTTAATAAGGGCAAAATCAATTCCCTCACCGTTCGGTTCACAGAACATGGTAGATACTTCAACTCTTGAGGATTTAGTAGAGACACAGGAAATGGGCAGACGTTCAGCTGGTTCCATGGAAGTTGAGGGGGCTTTTGAGAAGAAGTACAAGGATGAGATGGTAACTAACGAGGGCAAGAAGCTTGACTTCATCATTCTCTATGGCACAGACGGAAAAGGTTCAGAGGGTATCTGTGCTTTTATCGGTCAAGAGTCATTCGCCCCAGGTGAGGCTTCTGATGACCACTTAACAGGAACTGCGACTGTATCAGTACAGACAGTGCCTAAGTGGATTGAGGATAACTACGATGTTGCGGTAACAGAGGATGACCAAGGTTATCCAACAGCAATCACACTCACAAAAAAAGGGTGAGCCAATCGGAAAAAGCCGTAGCGGTTGGCTATGATGATAGCACGGCTGACAGCGAACTTGAAGAAACAATATAGTAAGGTAATGGAGGCAGTTTTATACTGCCTCTTTCCCTATATAAATTAGGGAGAAAGGGAAAGATAAAATGAAAATTAAATTAAGTGGAAAAGAGTATACAGTTAAATTCGGATATGCACCGGTATATAAGAATAAAATTATCCCAAGGCTCGTAGGGATGGGGCAACAGTGCGAGGGACTTGAAGCCGTTGACAACATGCTTGGATTTTTACCGGAGTTTTTGCTCGTGGGCTTGCAAAAGTTTCACGCTGACGAATTTGGCTTTGATTTTGACGATAAAGAAGCAAAAGAGAAGCAATTAGCGAAGATGTATGATTTGCTTGACGATTATCTCGACCCAGAGAATGAAGAGGGTGGAGATATAATGTCGCTCTACAATGATTTGTCGGCTGAAATGGAGAAAAACAGTTTTTTATCAAAGATGCTGGCGAGAGAGGCGCAGGCGGCCAAGAAGAAACCAATCAAGAAGTAAAAGAGCTTACATGGGAAGTTTACTGCGAGGAAATCCGCCCATATTGGCTTTTAGCAACTAAAGGCTATGGATTTAGCGTTGAGGACATAGATATGTCTTGCCCGGCTGATTTAGAGCCTTATTCAAAGGCTTATATGCTTGCACAAAAAGAAGCTGACTCAAACATGTGGGCTTGGTGGGGCACATACGGATTGAGCGCAACTCTTACAGCTATCGACAGAGCCTTAAATGGCAATAAAGCAAGAGCAAAATACATTGAAAAATCATTAAATGAGCAGTACTCAAAAGATAACGAGCCTAAATACAAGGAGTCTAACGAGGAAATTGCCGTTTATGAAATGAAGCAACGAATTAATGCATTAAGACAGTCAGGATTACCTGAAAGTCCTGATTAATGAGGTGAAAATATGGCATATAAAGGAATTGACGTATCGTCATATCAAGGAAATATTGATTGGAGTAAGGTTAAGTGGGCTGGTGTGCAATTTGCAATCCTTAAAATAATCCGCAAAGACCTTAATCCGGATAAAACCTTTGAAGCAAATTGGAAAGGCTGTACCGATGCAGGAATGCCGATACAAGGTGTTTATAACTACTCATACGCTACAACAGTAGACAAGGCAAAGACGGATGCAAACAAGGTCATTCAGACGCTCAACGGAAGAAAAACCTTTGTTTGGTTAGATGTTGAAGATAAGTGCCAGCAAGGACTCGGACAGACACTTATTGATATTATCAACGCATATCAGAGTGTTATCAAGAGCGTTGGGCTTAATTTTGGTGTATACACAGGGCTTAGCTTTTACAATCAGTATATTGCACCATACGCAAATCAGATTAATTGTCCGTTTTGGATTGCACGCTATCCATCAACTAAGGGAATGTCTATTGGCGATGAGCCTAATAGCGCAAAGAAGCCTGTTATTCAACATTCTCTGTACGGTTGGCAGTATTCAAGTGCATTTACTTGTAGCGGTCTGAATAACAGTACTGACGCTAACTTACTCTATATTGAGCTTGGCAGGGGCGATGGAATAGAGAATAATCCGGCACCAACAGCAACTCCGACACCAATAGCAACTCCGACAAAAGATAACGCTTGGAAAGGCAATGAGGAATATTACCTCAATAATAATGATGTAAGAAAATGGCAACATGCCATGAACATCGGATTTGACACAAATGAGCTTAAAGAGGATGGCAGATTTGGAGTTAATTCACAGAGATTTGCTAAAAATCACAATCTGTGGAGCGGTCAGAAGCATAACTGCCCGACAGCCATTAAGTGGTTGAGAAAGACTCTGCATGACAAGTATCATTTTTACAAGCTTGATACTGATTACGGCAAGTGGACGGATTATCTCACTAAATGTGTCATGGTATTTCAAAAGAATAGAGGCCTTAAGCAAGACGGATATGTTGGATTGATTACAACATACTATCTGCTCAAAGACTAAATACATGAGAGCTACTTTAGGGTAGCTCTTTTTTATTACAGGGAGGTGAGAAAATGGCAGAGAGCATTGAGCTTCAAATCAAGTCGGACGCGCAACAAGCAACTAGAGCCATAGGCAATTTACAAGCTAAGTTGCAAGGACTTGGAAGTACTCTCAATTCCCTCAATGGTGCAAGCATAAGCAATTTTGCGAGCGGAATGTCGCAACTTGCGACATCACTTAGAAGTGTGAGCAGTATTGACACACGTACCTTTAGCAAGATTGCGACTAACATGGAAAAACTCGGCAACCTTGATACTGCAAGACTTGTCAGCTCGGCAAGTGCCTTAAAGAGCATGGCAACAGAATTGTCGGGCTTTGCGAATATCTCAAAGCAATCAGCAGAGATTACACAGCTAACGGCTTCAATATCAAAGCTCGGTTCAAAATCAGCCGGTTATGCTGCGGATAACATCAGAAACCTTGGCAGTGCTTTGAAAGAGGTAATGACAACATTATCTAACGCACCGAGAGTCAACAGTAACATTATTCAAATGACTAACGCACTTGCTAATCTGTCGCAGCAAGGCGCAAAAGTTGGTTCGGCTAGTAGGTCGCTCATAACAGGCTTTTCAAACACAACTAAGTCAATTAAGAGTACAAGAAGTGGATTCAGGGGCTTAGCTTCAACTATCGGTAAGTTTTATGCAACTTATTGGATGGTTATGCGAGCTGTAGGAAAAATAGGCAGTGCAGTTGATTTAGCAAGCCAACTAACCGAGGTTCAAAACGTAGTAGATACCACGTTTGGTGATATGGCAAGCAAGGTTGATGATTTTACAAAAACATCAATTCAAGACTTCGGAATGTCAGAGCTGACAGTTAAGCAAATATCAAGCCGTTTCCAAGCGTTAGGTACCTCTATAGGTATTTCATCAGAACAAGTGGCAAATGGTACGGCAGTGGCGAATAAAGCTCTTATGAGCCAAAATAACACGCTATACAAGACTACAGACAGTATGGCTGATATGTCACTTAATCTTACAAGGTTAGCTGGTGACATGGCTTCATTCTACGATGTAGACCAAGCTGATGTTGCAAAGAGCTTACAATCCATTTTTTCGGGAACAATAGCACCTTTGAGGAGATACGGACTTGATTTAACGCAAGCCACACTTTCAGAGTGGGCTATGAAAAACGGACTTGACGCAAATATCAAGTCAATGACACAAGCCGAAAAGGTACTCTTAAGGTACAACTATGTCATGGCAAATACACAAGCTGCGCAAGGTGATTTCGCTAAGACCGCGAACACTTGGGCTAACAGTGTAAGAGTCCTTAAGCAAGAGTTTCAAGCATGGGGCAGTATCATAGGTAGCGTAGTAATCAATGCTCTAAAACCATTTGTTCAAGCCTTAAGCAAAGTAATGCTCAAGGTTATCAGCTTTACAAGAACTGTAGCTGACGCACTCGGAGCAATCTTCGGATGGACTATCGAGATAAGCGGTCGCGGTGCCACGGCTGACGGCATGGAGGACATAGCCGGCGGAGTAGGCGATATTGGCGATAGTGCCGACAAGTCTAATAAGAAAGCGCAAAAACTGAAAAAGACACTGCTTAGCATAGACGAGATACACGCACTTGACGATAACAGCGATAGTGGCAGTGGTGGTGGTTCGGGCAGTGGCGGTTCCGGTGGCGGTGGAGCTGGCGGTGGTGCTGATAGCTCGCTGAAAAAGACCGATGGATTGCTTGAAAAATACAAATCGTCAATCAAAGATTTATACTCACTCGGAAAGTACATTGGCGACGCTCTTGCGAGTGCTATGGAGAGCATTGATTGGAAGAAGATTTATCAGAAAGCTGACAATTTTGGAAAAGGACTTGCAGATTTCCTGAATGGTTTAATCAGCCCAAGGCTCTTTTATGATTTGGGCGCGACAATAGCCGGTTCACTGAACACAGCTTTGCATTTTCTCAATTCATTCGGTACAACATTCGACTGGACTAATTTTGGCTTGTCGATTGCTAATGGCATTAATGGATTTTTTAAGAATTTTGATTTTGCGTTACTAGCAAAAACTATTAATGCATGGGTACAAGGAATATACACCATGCTAACCACGGCAATTAAAAATGTGTCGTGGAAAGACGTACTCAAAGGAATTACGGACTTTTTAAGCAATTTGGACATTAAAACTGTTGAGATAATAGTTGGCACATTGCTGATAAAAAAGATAATTTCGCCAAAATTAGGTTCAGTGGCACTCGCTTTTATTGGAAAATCATTATCAAAAGCGATAGCACAGGCAATAGCTTCAAAAATTGGATTTGAGCTTGTAGAAGGAGCCGGCATTGGAACGGCAATAATGCAAGCATTTAAAACCATTTTTGCTTCACTATCAACAAATCTTGGATTACTCGTAGAGGAATTATTCAGTGGTTTGAGTTTGGGTGATGCAATAACGGCCGCATTCGGAACAGGGGCAGCAGACCTATTAGCAACAATCGGTTCTGCTTTTTCAGCAATAGCCGGAACAATTTTATCTATCGTAAATTTTGTCAAAATGTTAAAAGACGGATTTAGCTGGGTGAATGAGCTTTTAATGGTAATAGGTGTTGCATTGGCCACAATTGGAGCAATATTAGCCGGTGTGGCAGCATTGCCAGCAGTAATTGTTGGAGCAATAGTGGCAGCAGTCGCAACGATTGTTGTTGTGGTAAAAGATAATTGGAACGCAATTTGTGAACTATTTTCAACAGTTGGCGAATGGTTCAATGGAAATGTCATTGAGCCTATAGTTTCATTTTTTAAAGATATGTGGAAAACCATAAGTGGCTTTTTCAGTTCTTTATGGAAAGACATAGTAACTGTGTGGCAAGGAGCTTCGAAATGGTTTAGTTCCACAGTAATTGAGCCGATAGTTGGCTTTTTTAAAGGCTTTGCTACACGAGCGCAACAGATTTTTCAAGGTGTTTGGATAATAATTCAAGCAATTTGGATAGTAGCTTCAAGCTGGTTTAATAATAATGTAATTACTCCAATTTCAAATCTGTTTAATTTTTTAAAAACGCTTATACAGACAACGATACAGACAGCAAAAGATTTTGTCTTTTCAACGTGGCAAGGGGTGGCAAGTTGGTTTAGCGGTACAGTAATACAACCGATTTCAAACTTTTTTAATATGTTGAAAGCTGGCATAACATCGGCACTTAGCGTAGCAAAGAACTTTGTTATATCTACGTGGCAAGGAGTAGCGAGCTGGTTTAATGGCAATGTTATTTCACCTATCACGAACTGCTTTAATATTATGAAAAACGGAATTACAAACGCGTTTAATTATGTGTGGAGTTCAATAAGAGGTGGCGTTACAGGAGCCATGAACTACGTTATTTCTAAAATAGAAAACGGCGTTAATTTTGTTGTCAGTGGAATTAACTCTTTATTAAGAGGATTTAACAAAGTTGTTTCTATGGCTGCTAAGGTGGCTGGTGCAAATTGGAACGGAGTATCGTTAGTCCCGAAAGTACATATTCCAAGGCTTGCTAGTGGCGGAATTTTCCCAAGGGGAGAGGACGGCATGGCTTTTATCAATCACAATGAGTTAGTCGGTAAATTCTCAAACGGCAAAAACGTAGTTGCAAATAACCAACAAATCACAGAGGGAATTAAACAGGCTGTCATGGAGGGCATGGCACAAGTAATGATGAACTCTAACACCGGTGGAAACTCTGCACCTATTATTGAAAATGTGTTTAAATGCGACAGCGAAACCCTCTATCGCATGACACAGGTAGGTAAAGTAAAGCATGGACAACGATATATTGTAGCAAATGAATTTGGCTAAGACACTCACCCTTGCGTGGGTGTCTTTTTATGTGAGGTGATGTACATATGGCGATGATGTTAGTAGACGGAGTGGAATTACCTACTCCGTCAAGCTTTGAATGGGGCTTGATTGATGTGTCTGCAAGCGATAGTGGACGTACACAGGACGGCAAAATGCACAAGAATAGAATAGCACAGAAACGACAAATTAAATTGTCGTGGAATGGTACAGACAAGGCTAGGACAGCAAAGATACTTCAAATGGTAAATCCGGAATATATCAGAGTAACATATCCTGACGCTATGAGCGGAACTGATGAAACACGTACATTCTATGTGGGTGACAGAACCGCACCTATCAAGATATGGACTGTTGGCAATAAGAGGTATGAGGTATTAAGCTTTCCTCTCATAGAAGAATAGGCGGTGATTAAATGCTAAACGTATCAGCTAAATGGCAAAGGGCAGTAATGCTTGACAATGATATAAACGTAAATTGCTTTGCCGACATAGTTACAACTAATGGTGAAAAAATCCCTGTTAGTGATAGTGAGCTGTGGGCAAATGGCTTCGAGGTTAATGACTCAACATCAAGCAATGGCACTTTTACAATCGGGGCTTTGATTTCCGGAAAACTGAAAATTAAGCTGAATAACATTTACGAAAATTACAGCAACTATGATTTTGATAAGGCAAGCGTAACGGCATATGTTTCAAAAAGCTTTTCTGACGGCACAACCGAAAAACTAAAAATCGGTGAGTATAGAGTCAGCGAAACAAGCTATGACGGCTCACTCATAACGCTTACTTGCCTTGACAATATTAATAATTTCAATCGTGAGTACGACAGCAATTTAAGCTACCCTACGACAGCGTATGAGGTAGTCAGAGACGCTTGTATTAAGTGCGATGTACCTTTTACTATGGCGAAATTTGATAACTCTGATTACGTGATTAACGAGATACCAAGTGATAATCAAAAGCTCACATATGGACAGGTGATAGCCTACATCTTACAGTTAAGTGGATTATGGGGCAAGTGCGGTCACGATGGCGAATTGCTTATCGGTTGGTATGATATGAGCCAGTTTGGGAGCCAAAATTACAATGGTGGAACTTTTAGCACAAAAACTACACCATACTCTGACGGAGATACACTGAATGGTGGAAATTTCACCGATTATTCAAGCGGAGATAGCGTTGATGGTGGAACATTTACAGAAACGAGAAATTACCACAATATTTACACGCAAAAAGACTTGAACGTTGCGACTGATGATGTTGTTATCACCGGGGTAAAGGTAACTGTAACCTCAAAAGAGGACAAGACAAAAGATGTTAATGCTCTTGCCGGAAAAGAGGGATATGTAGTCTCAATCTCTGATAATCCGTTTATTTCGGCAGAAAAGGCACAGACAGTTGCAAACTATATCTTCAAAAAAATCGGAGGCATGAGGTTCAGACCTCTTGACGCTACACTCTTGTCAAACCCACTGATTGAGAGTGGAGATGTGGCGCTTGTGACAGACCGCAAGCAGAATACCTATAGCTGTTTTATTTCTAACCGAGCATTTACAGTTGGAAGCGGTACAAAAATTTCATGCGATGCTGAAAATGCTTCAAGAAATAGTGCTGATAAATTTAGCAATGAGACAAAGGCTATCGTACAGGCTAGGGAAGTTGCACAGGCAAAACTAAGTGTATATGATAAGCAAATGCAATTGCTGACACAGCTAATGTCTCAATCACTCGGACTCTTTAAGACTGAACAGGTGCAAGAGGATGGCTCAATTATTTACATTATGCACAATAAAGCCGACCTTAATTCAAGCAATATACAGTGGAAAATGACGGCTAATGGCATGGCTGTATCAAGTGACTATGGTAAAACATGGAATGCCGGAATTGATAAAGACGGAAACGCTATTTTCAATATTATGTCGGCTATTGGCATTAATTTTGACTGGGCGCATGGCGGCACACTCACTTTAGGCGGTGAGAATAACGTAAACGGCAAGCAGTATGTCAAAGACGCAAACGGAAAAATTCTGATTACGCTTGATAACAAGGGTATTACGCTTGCTGACGGAGTTAGTATATCATGGAATAATATTTCCAATCAGCCAAGTATACCAAGCAAGACGAGTGAGCTAACAAACGATAGCAACTATGCCACAACGGAGCAGATACCTACAGACAATAATCAACTTAGCAATGGCGCCGAATACATTGATTCGGATACTGCAACACAAATTACGAAAGACACCGTGACTACGAGCTATGTAAATGCACTTAGTGTTAAGGCCGGTTCAGTTGACGCGGAGGACATCACAGGAACAACAATTACTGGCAAGAATATTGTGGGCGGAACAATTGATATTGGAAATGGAGTGTTTGCAGTTGACAACGATGGAAAAGTAACCGCCTCAAATTTTAATATGTCCGGCGGAAGTATTGCGCTGAACGGAAATTTGAGTAATTCAACGATTGATTTAACAGCTACTGACAATTCAGGAAACAATTATGAGCTTTGGATGAATGGTGCGGTATTGCGAATTGTCAAAAATGATGAGAACTTGATTACCCTTTACGGAACCACAGGCTCTATAGGTGCACAGACAATGTATGCTCAAGAAATACAATCTGATAAATTTAGAGAGCCCAATAGAGGAACTGCGATGTGTGGTGACGCAACAGGTCATACATACCATTGTGGTTGGAATGGTAGTGCCTTGAGCTTCCAAGTTGATACTACCTGGGTATGGAGTTCGTCAGATAAACGCTTAAAAAAGAATATTAAAGCAATTAATCAAGATTATATTGACGCAGTAGGTTCAGTTGATTTATTCCAATATAATCTTAACAGACAAGGATATTCAGATAAGCCGTTATATTTTGGAACAATGGCACAGGATATAATTGAGAGCCTTAAAGATAAAGGACATGTCGATGAAAATCTTGATATGATTTTCCAAAACAAAGCAACATCGGATGATGATACGCTGTACTACGGCATGAACTATGAGCAATTCCTAATCTTAAGACTTGCCGGAGACGAGCAGAAGATTGATAAAATGCAAAAACACATAGATGAATTGGAAGATAAGTTTTCAAAATTGTGTCAGAAATTAGCCATTGATGAAAGTGAGGTATAGCTTATGGCAATTCAAATGAGACGAGGGGCATACGCACAGTTTGACCCCTCAAAAATGAAAGCTGGCGAATGGGCGGTATCGACCGACTCCGACACGAAAAAACAGCAGATATGGATGTGTTTCACGCCCGGAATAGTTAAGCGAATGGGAACTGTTGAGGATTTTGACGTTGAAATTCAAAGACTTATTCAGGGTTATCTTGACGGCATGGCAGAATCGGTAGAAAAGGCTCAAAAATCAGCACAAACTGCGGCAGAAAAAGCTACCTCGGCAAGTAATTCTGTATCACAAGCTCAAAAATCAGCACAGACTGCTTCGCAAAAAGCAAACGAGGTTGCACAAGCTTCAGGAAAGATTGATACGGCAGTAAGCCAAGCAAACGCAGCTACAAAGGCTGCAAATGAAGCTGCACAAAGAGCAGAACAACAAGCCGGACTTGTCGAGCAGAAAGCAAACGGAAGAGGCATTACTTTTTCTGTGACAAGTGCCGGATTACTCAATGTAAGCAAGGAGGACTAATATGAGTGGAATAGACATTATATCAGATACAACAGGGCAAGCGATTGTTGAGAGTATTAAAGCCCTTGGCGCAAAACTAAGCGAGGGAAGAGTTATTTATGGTGTTCACATTAATGGTGCGGACAGCAACCCAAAAACTAGAGTCAGATACTTAGCAGATGCAGTAGGCATGACTCCGGCAGCTATGAATTTCACGAGTGGAACTTTTGATTATGGTTCATGGGCGAATGCCTTTTTTATGCCAAAGCCATGTATGCTTAAAACGAATGGACAGGTTGACTATTACCTCAACGAGAATGACTTGACTAAAAAAATAGATGGCGGTGCGTCAGATGTAGCAAGCATTGATTACGATGGAAATGCTATGATGGAATGGGGCAATGGCACAGACATTATATGGTGGAAAATTGAACCCGACAAAGGCAATCCAAACAGTGCAAGCCTTTATGTTGCCAACTACCAAGCTGATAAAGATTTTAAAAATCTGAATTTCATTGATATTAATGGTAATGAAAAATCTCATTTTTACACGCCAATTTATAATGGCTCACTTGACAGTAACAATAAGCTACGCTCAATAAGCGGTCAAACAGTTATTAAATCGAAAACAGCCAGCCAAGAAATGACATATGCAAGAGCTAATGGTACGGGCTACGAAATCGAGCAGTACGTTGACAGACTCTTGATTAATATTTTGCTTATCATCATGGGAAAATCTACCGACACGCAAGATGTATTTGGACGAGGCATGAGTGAAAATGCCGGTGATGAAAACTTGTTACTCGAGACCGGTACAATGAATGGCAAAGGCTTATTTTGGGGCGAAAATGCCGGAAAAGCCGGAGTTAAAGTATTCGGTATGGAGAATTATTATGGCAATCAGTGGCGAAGAACAGTTGGGCTTATCCTTGCTAATGGTACGGCAAAGGTTAAATTATCCCCATCCGTAAAAGACGGAAGTAGTGCAACCAACTACAACACTGACGGAACAGGATATATTGAGATACCTAATTCAACTCCTAGTGGTACAAGTGGCGGATATATCAAAGATATGTTATACACGGCATTAGGCATGTTTCCAACATCAATTACAGGCTCATCATCGACCTATTATCCTGATGGCTGTTGGTTTAATATTGCAATTATAGCCTTTGCTCTTTTCGGTGGCCGCCTGCGCTACGGCCGTCTTTGTGGCGCGTTTTACGTGGACTTGAACGACGTGGCTGGTGCTGCGTGGTGGGCCATCGGGGCTTCTCTTTCCTACAAATAACTTGCAACAGGGAAGAGGGAATTTCTGCCTAAGCAGAAAGGGAGAAACCGCGTTTCTCCTAAGAAAATTTGTAACTATAAACGTGTGTGGTTAATTTTATATAAGGGATTTAGTTTGCGCCTTTGCTCTTTTCGGTGGCAACCTGAACAACGGCCGTCATTGTGGCGCGTTTTACGTGAACTTGAACAACGAGGCTGGTAATGCGAGGTGGAACATCGGGGCTTCTGTACCTATCATTCATGGGATAAAATGAATGCAGACTAAATTCCGTACCCCTTGGTAAAAATTAACTCGATGCAAGCTACTGCTAGTAGTAGGATATGGTCGAACGTGGTAGAGAGGATAGGAAGAGAATACGTATGAGAACATACAGAAATCTATATGCTGAATTTATTTCAGACGAAAATATAAAACTTGCGATTCAAAATTTCTCTAGGGGTAAAAAGAGAAGAAATAAGGTTAGGAAAATTTTAGCAGACCTTGATACATACATACCCAAAATTAGAGAATATGCGATTAACTTCACACCTTTTGAGCATAAGCCCAAAGAAATATATGACGGAATATCACGAAAGAAACGCAAGATAGTAATACCGACAGTTATGGAATCAATAGTACATCACATGATAGTAAACGTGCTTAAGCCCATGTTTAACAAGGGAATGTATGAGCATAGTTATGGCTCGGTTCCTAAGCGTGGCGGTGCGTATGGCAAGAAGTGCATATGCAAGTGGATAAAACAGGGTGGTAAAAATATTAAGTATTGCTATAAACTTGATGTGAAGCAATTTTACGCTAGTATTCCACAGGATAAATTAATCGAAAAGCTTAAATCTAAAATCAAAGATTTTAAATTCATGCAGATTGTTGAAAATGTTATACATTGCGTGCCTAATGGATTGCCACTTGGCTTTTATACCTCTGTATGGCTCGCTAACTGGTATTTGAGCGAACTTGACCATGAGATTAAATCGCTTGGTATTGAACTGAAATATGCACGTTATGTTGACGATATGACTATATTTTGTGCAAGCAAAAAGAAATTGCGCAAGGTAAAAGCTGTGATTGATAACAGGCTTGCGAAATTAGGCTTGACAGTCAAGGCAAACTGGCAGATATTTCGCTTTCACTATTTATCCCAAAATCCATATGTCGGCAAGAATGGAAAGCCAGCAACATATGGCAGACCACTTGATTTTATGGGATATAAATTCTATAGGAATAGAACTACCTTAAGAAAAACAATCCTTAAGAAAATAAGAGCTAAGGCAGTTAGGATATGGCGAAAAACAAAGGTTACAATATTTGACTCAAAACAAATGGTTTCTGCTCTTGCGTGGATTAAAAATTGCGATATGTACGATTATTACAGGGAACATATCAAACCATTTATAGATTTTGGGAAACTAAAACACAAAATTTCAACAGTAGACAGAAAGGCAAGGTGTATTGAATATGACAGAATACAGGCTCGTAGAAAACATGCAATCGGACAAGCCGCTTGACATTGACACAGCATCATCATCGAATATCGTTTATCAGCGAAAAAACATTAAATTGGTTGAAGCGACAGGAAGTGAGGACGATTTTACTTACAAGCCTAAGCATTGGGAGTACGAAGAACGTGAGCTGACGCAGGACGAGTACTCGCAGTATCTTATTGCTATGGAACAGGCAAAACAGATTAACGAGCACTCTGATGAGGAAGCAATAGACAACTACACAAGACAGTTGATGGATGAGGGGGTGCTTTAATATGAGAATATTAGTTGAAAGCCTTAAAAGGCTATACGAGAGTGACAGAGTAACCAAGGAAGAACTGCTCGACAGAGTAGCAAGCGGTAAAATATCGCAAGAGGAATATGAGTATATTACTTCACAACTAGAATAAAAAAAGAGGGGGGCTTTCCCCTCCCTCTGATTATTGCCCTATAAATACTCCGACATCATCTGCGAATGGATTGAAATTGTAATCCATTTCAATACTTTGCGCGTTTGTTGGAACTTCAAACGATATATCGACATTTCCAGTTCTGCCCGGCGAAAGCTCTAAAATCGAAGAGCTGTCAGTCAAATAAAGCTTGTTTTCGACTTGCACGTTATCAGCATATCCAGTTGCATTAGTATAAGAAAAACTAAATGTTTCATCACTATTATTTACCACTTGAAAGCTAAAAGTAACATATTTATATCCGCTTTTAGGCTTTTCGTAATCATAATTCGTATTTTCATAAAAATCAGTTAAAGCTACATTTATGTTGTCTTGATAAGTTATTCCCTCTCCGACACGAGCTTCAATCCTTTGATAATCTTGCGAGGAATTACCCTCTGTCTCGGCTTCTATTTCACTCTCAATTTGATTATTGGACTTCTTGTCACTTTTAGCGGTATCAGTACTTGAATGGTCTACAAAAATCAATCCTAAAGCAGAAAGAACACATATCACAATAGCAACAATCGAACCTACATGGCGCCTTGGAATTTGTTCTGAACTCTTAAGAGCTAAATCAATGATAGCAAGTATCAGTGCTGTTATGATACATATTACATCGAGAAAAAGCGGTGCGCATAGTATAAGCGGTAGGCAAAAGCAAATAGCTATTGTGCTTAATACAGAATCTTTCTTTTTAAACGGCTTATCTTGTATGTATAAATTTACATAATAGTTTGAAGTCTTGCGGTCAACGAGATAGTTACTCTCGATATGCCTACAGACCATTTCCATATTGCCTTGATAATACTTATCTAAATCACCAATATTAACATAATGATTGTTAATGCAGTATTCTCTGTATCTTTTCATATAAAAAATCCCCTTTCTAGTTCTTTTATCCTATTTTATTCTTTTAGAAATCAATTGTCAATATTCGACACAATATTTATTTTTCCAATGCTAGACTAATGATGTTCTCAAATAAGAGAACTCTTCAAGTTTCGGTAGGGCGGTGGATTTTTCTGCCGTCCTTATTGACGTTTGAGAACAAATGTTCTATAATTGATGTATCGGAGGTAGTGTTGTATGGAATATAAAGACGAAATAATTAAAATGATTGAGGGCTTGGAAGATAAAGACCTGTTATTGTACTTGTATGTATTCATCAAAAGAAAAATAGAGGCAGAGTAAAAGCTCTGCCTTGGTAGTTATATTTTCTTTTCCCAAACGTTACCGCATTTTGAACACACAAACTTTGTTTTGCCATTCTTTCCCTTAATTCCGGTAGCAGTACCGACAACGGCACCGACAGGTCCGAAGAGACCACCTACTGTGTTGCCAACAAGTGCTTTACCGAATGAGAATTTTTTCTTGGTATCAACAGGTATGCCAACACCATCACAACCAAATTTAGGACATTTAACAGTTTTACTCATAATAAAATACCACCTTTCCTATTAATTTGATTTATTTTGAGTATTTTCATACATCATATCTATTAAATTCATAATATTTTCTTGCTCTTTATCCGATAATTTAGATAACTTAAATACATAATCTTTGAGCTTGCTGTCTATATTTGAAAGGTCATAATTTGCATTTGCTTGTTCAAATATAGGGTTACTTTCTTCACCTGTAACTAGATATGGCAAGGTAGTTCCTAAAAAATCAGCAATTTTCTGCATATTCTTAGTTTTTGGCTCGCTCTTTCCTCTTTTCCAATCAGATAGAGTCATGTTTGAAATGCCTGTAGCTCTTGCAACATCGGCATTTTTCAAGCCTTTTTTGTCTAGTAATTTCTGATAATGTTCATACATAAAAAATCCCTCATAAATTATTATGGAAAACTTTAAAATAATGCTTGACAATTAAAGAAAACCATAATATACTAGACCTAGATTAAGGGAATCCTTAAAGCCTAGGTTTTAATTTTGTTATTTTGTTGTCTTGGTAAGTTTCATTATAACGGATTTCCTTAATAAAATCAATATATTTTTAAGGAAAGGAGCGTAAAAAATGAATAATTCTAAGAAATATGCTCAATCATATTCGAGATTTGAGCAAATTTTGAAGAAAAAGGGTATCACATCATACCGAGTAGCAACAGACTTGAACTTTTCACCCATGTTGCTTTCAGATTGGAAGAGAGATAAAAGCAAGCCTAAGTTAGACACAATGATTAAAATTGCAAGCTATCTTGATGAGCCGGTTGAAAGTTTCGTGGATTAGAAAGAAAGGAGATGAAGAGGTGGATACAAACGACATTCATAAAACTTGTGAAGAGATAATGGGAAATTGCAAAAAGGCAAACACCATGTCAAACATAGCGATTGTCTGTGGAATTCTTTCAATATTAATCAATGTCCTAACTGGGATAGATAAGATAGAAAGCTTTGCACAGTCTTTATTATCTTATCTGCATTAATAAAAACAGAAAGAATTAAAGATAATACTGAAACTATCGTAGATATGTTTGCCCGTACCGCAGAAGTGGCAGATGCTTTACTAGCTTTTTGAGATTCTTTAATAGCTAGTTCAGCTTGCGTTTTAGAACTTTCAGCAATCTCTTTTGCGGAATCGGCTTGAGATTTAGCAGATTGAGCCATATCGTGAAGTTCCTTGCTTGTCTTTTCAAGATAAGCAGACTGACTTTCTAAAAGCTCGTATGGAGATTTGTCTTTTTCATATGTAGGTGATTCAATTTTAGGAATTTTGTGTTGCGGAAATAATTTATCCATATTTGGGTAATTTGGTTTGTATTGCATAGTGACCTCCAATATTTTTTATACCATATACATTTTGAAGTCTTTCAACGCATTGGTACTACACAATGCTTCTTTAAATGTTCCGTCACTTATGCAGTTTAAGTTCAGCAGTTTAATCGCCATTAGCTGACGGATTGAGAGGAGTATCTAGCGTAGCACGGCATATTACCGGACATGCCAACCATGATTTTTTATCGAGCTTTACTGCCCAAAATGCGCTACACCGATTGCTACATTTTAAATGCGACCTCGCAAATATGGAACAGGCAAAATCAAAATTGCTTTCAAGGCTTTGTCCTCCTAGCATATTTTGCCTAATATGGCACTTTTTATAGTAACGGATTTCCTAACTATTGTCAAGAAAGGAGATGGGAAATTGAACAAGAAAAAACGACAGGCAAGTTTTAAAAAACTCGATACGCTCATAAAAGCTAGAAACGTTTCGTTTTACAAACTGTCGGAGGAACTCGGAATGGCACGAAGTACTTTTTCAGATTGGAAGTCGGGAAAATCAATGCCAAAAACAGACAAGCTAATTAAGATTGCTAATTATTTTGGCGTAGAAGTTTCTTATTTTATTGAGTAGAAAGGGGAAAACATGAACGATTTACAAATTTTCAATAATGAAGAGTTCGGAGAAATCAGAACTATCACTAAAGATGATGAAGTTTTATTCTGCCTTGGAGATTTATGCAGAATATTAGAGCTTACAGCAAAGGGGGTAAAGCAGAGGCTTACTGACGAGGTAATTTCAAATTACCCCATCCCAGATTCACTTGGAAGAATACAGAATACCATATTTGTCAATGAAGATGGTTTGTATGATGTAATTCTTGACAGCAGAAAAGAAAATGCGAGGAAGTTTCGTAAGTGGGTAACATCAGAGGTACTTCCGTCTATCAGAAAGACAGGCGGGTATGGTGTACCAAAGACAACAGGCGGTCAGATACAGCTTTTGGCACAGGGCTATACAGAATTAGAGCAGAAAGTAAACGACATCAAAGATGATGTGAGCGAACTTAAGGAAAATGTACCACTTTACAGTTGCGATATTGATGAGATACAACAGCATGTTAAGCGCAGAGTTGTAAATATCCTTGGTGGCAAGCAGAGCGAAGCATACAGGGATAACAGTATCAGGCATAAGACATTTTCTGACATATGGACGCAGTTAAAGCGTGAGTATGGTTGCGTATCTACTTATAAGAGTATCAAGAGGAAGTATATAGACGATGTGCATGAGTTTATTGATTGCTATGTCGCGCCTAAGTATCTTGATGAGCTTATTCAGGACGCAAACGCTCAACAGAGTTTTGCATAGCGAGGTGATTGTATGAGAAAAAGAACTTTAAAAGAGAAGTTTTACACCGGCTGTGGCTATTCGATTTTCGGAGGATTAGCATTTGCATTTTTCCTTGGATTATCGGTGGCATACGGAATTAAGACAGCGAGTATTATCGTTGGAGCAATCGTAACAGTATTTTGGCTGATACTGATTGCAATATGTCTCATAGAGGAGGGCGAACCGCATGAGAAAAAGGATATTGATGTTATCGACTTTAATAATTGGAACTATGACCTTAAAGCCAATAACAACGAAAGCAGATAGCAAAGTCGAGCTGACAGCCGGAGTTACTTCCTATTTAAATAGCGTAATGCTAGGGAAGATTGAGCCAACAGTAGTTCAGAATGAGCCGGTTGTAGTTGAGCAGACCTATGAAGAACCAACAGTTCCAACTTGCCGTAAGAAATACAGTTGTAGCCGATTTAAGAAGCTAGGGCGAGTCAGATACGGCAATTACACTTATACGTGGTACTCACAGAGAGTGTTACCGGGTGGTGGACTTAATATACCGGGTAGACATCTGAACGAATATGGGCTTGTGGTTGACGAAAACGAATATGTAGTAATTGCAAGTGATGATTTACCACACGGAACTGTAGCTGATACTCCTATTGGCATACAAGGGATTGTATATGACGAAGGGAGCGGAAATGGAAATCTTGACATCTACTGCGATTGGTAGCCAATTGAAGTGTCAGAGTGCTAACGATTACCTACAAGAACTATATCGAGCTAAACGGCACAAAAACAAATCATTTGACTTTCAAGCGTTACTAGATAAAGAAATGGAGAAACTAAATGAGCGACAATGTAAGAAGGATTAGGCTGGGTGATACGAGGTACAGATTGAAGCCATTAACGAGAGAGCAGAAGCTATTGCTCAACAAGGCTCATTACGTGCCAAGTGAGTGGCTTTTTGTATCAGAGTCGGACTCGTATCTGAGAGTTGTTAAAAAATCAAGCCTACATGGGAATTTGATTCTAAAAACCATAAACAAATAGAAAGAGAGGAAACGCAATGAAGATTACACACATTTTTGCACAGAATTTTTGTAAATTCTACGGCAAAAACACATTAGACACAGATTTTTCAATGAAAACTGTGCTGTCCGGTCAGAATGAAGTCGGCAAATCAACAGTTAAGAGAATTATTCTTGATGTGCTGAATTGCCATGACGAGAACGACAGAGAGATTACAGGCATAAGACCACATGATGAAAACGGAGTCGAGATTGACGATGTTGACATTGTGAGAGCTGTCACCTTTGAGATTGACGGAAAAAGAAAGACTTTGAAAAAAATCACAAGACAGAAACGCAACAAAAAGGGTGAGATTACAGGAAGTGTTACTGATTATTCAATCAACGATGTGCCTTACAAAATGGCTGACTACAATCAGTACATCAATGACAACATGGCAGAACTTGGAGTATTACCATTTTGCTTAAATGCCATGACATTACTCAACAAGTCACAGGCAGAGCAGAGATTAGCACTTGCAAGCTATTTTGGAACACATACTGATGAAGAAATCTGCGATATGTTTCCACAGTTTGCCGAACTTAAGCCAATGTTTGATGATGGCGATGTAGACCAGCTTAAAAAAGTATGCCGTGGCAAACTAAACGGCACAGGTGGTAGGAATGGCTCAAAAGGACTTGTTAAGGAAAGAGACGAAATCTCAACAAGGATTGATACAATCCATTCCACCAATGAGTATACAGACCTTGCAGAGCTTGAACTGCAAAAGAAAACATACGAGCCACAGCTTAAGGAAATTGAAGATAAGCTATCCGACTACAATAAGATTTTAGAGGACAAGCAGAAAGCTACAGAGGACATTATGAACCTTAAATTTGAGCTTTCAGACATGGAAAGAAAAGCTAATGCTGACAATCAGAAAAAGCGCATGGAGCTACAGGCGCAGCTTGATGATTTCAATGCTTCAATCCGCAAAACAGAGTCAATGATAAGGACCGGAAAGACTAGCATTAAAACCTCTGAAAGAGAGATTGAAGATTGTGCAAGAGACTTAGAAAAGGTACGTGCTGATTGGAAGAAAACAAAGGAGCTTGCCTTTGATGAAAGCAGTGTTAATTGTCCGATGTGTGGTCAGAAGTTGCCGGAAGATAAGGTGGAGGTCTTAAGAGCCGAATTTGATGCTCTAAAAGCAAAGAACCTTAAAGAGCTTGAAGATAAGGGAAATGCGTTGTCAAGTACTAGCAAGGAACTTAAACAGGCTATTGAGGATAAGAAGAAAGAGATAGTTGACCTTGAAGTAGAACTTACAGAGCTAACAATAAGACATGATGCTGTCGTTAAAGAGCTTGGAGACTTACCTACTGATATTGATATGACAGGCAACAGTGAGTATCGGGCACTTAAAGCTAAAATCGAGGAAAAAGAGAAAGCTCTTGCAGATGAAAATGATACATCGGAGCTTATCAGAAAGCTTAAAAACGAGCGAAACGAACTGTTAAGGCAAGTTTCATCAGTCAACACCAAGATTGAGCTTGGTGTAGCAAATAACAAGCGTATAGACGATAGTATAGCTGACCTTGAAACAAAGAGAACCGACCTCAATCAAGAAATTGCCGATTGGGAGAGAAAACTTGATTTGCTGAAAGAGTTTACACGTAAGAGAAACGAACTCTTACAGGCTGACGTCAATAAGTACTTGGATTTTGCCACAGCAAAGCTGTTTAGACCGCTCTTAAATGGTGATACCGAGGAGTGCTGCGACTTTGTTTGCAACGGCGAAGCATATGCAAGAAATCTCAACCATGGTGCAAGAATGTTAGTTGAGGTTGACGTGTGCCGAGCTTTTCAGAAAGTGGCAAACGTTAATTTCCCGATTATCATTGATGATACAGAGAGCGTTGACGATTGGAGAATACCACAGATTGATAATCAGCTAATCTTGTTAAAGCACACACAGGACAAAGAGCTTGTGATTGAGGCGGTGTGATATGGCGAATGATAGATATGTTGTAGAACAAGAGTTTGAACACGCAGGATATAAATGTGTCGTTACATTCAATGTGATGGGGCATAGGTGCGGATATGTAGGCATTCCTAAAAGCCACCCTTTATATGGTAAAGAGTATTCAGACTATCTTGAAATTAAGAAAGCGGATGTTGGAGACCGAAAAATAAGCGGTATTTTTCCTTTGCTTGGAGCTTGCCTTGATGAAGACGAAAGAATACGAATTGAAGCATATTTTCAATGCCACGGCGGTATTACCTTTGCGGATGGCGGAGAAAATTCAAACTATCCAATAGAAAGTGATTTATGGTGGTTTGGATTTGATTGCGCACATTGCGATGACGCAAAAGAACTTGAACTCGCTTATGAGAGATTTCCTAATTACAGAGAGCGCCTTGCTATGCAGATTGAGTGTGAAGATAGATTTCGCATTGACGGCACGATAGTTCGCACAGAAGAATATGTAGCAGAAGAGTGTAAGAAGTTAGCAGAACAGTTGAAAGAGTTTGAAGAAAGTGAGGAACAGAAATGATTAAAGCAAAAGACGGAGAAGTTACATTTATAGGTATAAAAAGCCATGTTATGGCAGAGGCGGTTACTGTTTTACGTGCGCTTAAAGAGACAGTTTCAGAGGAAGAGTACAAAATAGTGATTAGACTTGCTGATAAAAGCGAGAAGCAGTTGAGTGGTGAAACCGAGAGAATGAGAGAAGTGATTAAAAAGTTACTTGGATTATAGGAGGTATAGCAATGAGTATTAAGAAGAGAAATTATTACATGGGCGGTAAGAAACATACCGTAGAACTTAAGTATGACGGATATATGTATACAGTCATATCTGACGGAGTTCTATTCAAGCAGACACATAATGAACTGTTTGCTGTTCAGGTTTTTAATGAGATTTAGGAGGATTAATTATGGCAGAGAATACAGCAGTTGCGGAAAAGAAAGCGTTTACCACCTCATTAAGTGAGTGGAGTAATACAATGACAGGACTTATCATCAATGATTATAAGGCTGTTGGAATGGATATGGACGATTACGCAAAAGAGTGCGCTATGGAAGCCATGACAAGCATTTTCAACCTTGTCAAGAGCGACCCTAAGATTAATATGGGAAACCTTGATACAAGCAATTTAAGAGGCATTGTTAAGCGTTGCGCAAGCCTTAAGTTAAATGCTAGTGCATATCCAAGAGAGTGTTACTTCCAGTTAAGAAATGTAAAGGTGGGAGTTGACCCGCAGACAAACAAGGATGTATGGCAGAAACAGGTTGAAATGGGTATTGAGGGCACAGGCTATGACTCTTTGCTCGCCAACTATGGAAAAGATGTTAAACAGGTATATCCGTATTGGGTGATACATGAGGGAGATGTATATATTCCACCTAAACATAAAGGGCTTACAGTTACAGAGCCGGAGTGGGAAGAAAAAGGATTGTCTGATAAAGCAGTAAGAGTTGTATATCCTGTTAAGTTGTTAGACGGAACTATTACTTATCTAACAGCAGACAGAAATAGCGTTAAGGTAAATCTTTTAGCTCATGTTAAGCAAAACTTGTTAAATGTTACGTTTGGTATTTGCAAGGATAAATGGGATGCCACACCAAAGCAGAAAAGCGAGATTAAAGCTAAAAAAGAAGAAATTCTTAATGCTTTGAGAGGTTGTACGACAGTAGATGAAATGCTCGAATGCGAGCTTGCAAGACCTTTTATAAGCGGTGCTTGGCTTGATACTCCGGAGAGCATGATACAGAGAAAAATGTGTAACAATGCGACAAGGAAATACCCTAAGAACTATGACCCGATGGCACGACAGGCACAGGTTGAAATGGACGAGGTATATCAAGTTGCACAGGCTGAAATTGCCGAAAATGCTAATACTGTTGAGTTTATAGAAGATAAGGCAGATGTAGTTGACACCACGGCAACAGGCACAACCGGCAAGCAGTCAGAGGAGCTTCCGCCATTCATGCAGAGCGAGGAGGGCTGATATGAGAGTAATTTCACAGGACGGAAAAATAGATGTTCCTTATGAAAACTTTGTTTTTTCAATATTAAATAGTAGTGGTGGGAATTATGGAATTGTTGCAGTTAAAAATGTCGCAGAGCCACCGGAAGTGTTTATGAACAGCCTTATAGCAACCTATTCCACCGAAGCAAAAGCAATTAAGGCTATGGAAATGCTTAGAAAAGTGTATGAAAATAATGTGTTTTATCATTGCACAGCCAGTTCAAAGCGTTTTGAAGAAGTACAGAGTATTTTGAGTGAGGAACAATTTCGGAAAGCTACAACAGAGTACTTCCAGTTCCCACAGGATGATGAAATCGAGGTGTGAGTATGCTAATCAATTCAAATAAAGAAAGTGTAACCGAGCATGTCAAATTCATAAGCTACACAGGTAAATATCCTAATTTATGCTGTGGAGATTTGACACTCGAAATTGACGGAGAAAAAGTAATATTCGGGAGTATGTATTGTAGCAGAATGAGTGAGCGCAAAGGCATATACCCTATATTTTGGCACTCCGGCGGATATATTAGAAACTATGAAGCCTATAAAGGAGAATGGCAAATAGATGTATCTGAAATACCTGAAGAATACCGCAAGTATGCAAGCGAAATAGACGAGGTATTTACTACTAATGTGCCTTATGGTTGTTGCGGAGGTTGCATATGAAACTTAAATGCTTAGGCTCATCGTCAGCCGGAAATTGCTATCTGCTAACTTCCGACAGTGGAGAAACACTTATCCTTGATTGTGGAATACCGATTAAGGAAATTAAAAAAGGCTTAGATTGGAACATAAGGGGGATAAAGGGCATGATTATAAGTCATGCCCACCTCTAGACCACAGCAAGTCATTAAACGATTTTAAACCAATGGGAATACAGATACTTGCCCCATATTTAGGCGATAGTTGTAAACCAATAAATATGGGTGAATTTACAGTAAAGCCTTTTGATTTAACGACAATAGACGGAAATTGGACACACACAAATGCAAACGGAACACCTTGCCCGATATACGGCTTTCTGATTACTCACAAGGAAATGGGAAGAATGCTTTACATAACCGATTGTGAATTAATCAAATGGAGATTCAAAGACATAAACCACATTCTCTTAGGTGTGAATTATGACAAGGATTTAATCGACAGAGATAACACAGGCAAAGCTAATCACGTTTTCAGAGGTCACTTATCCATTGACACAGCTTGCGATTTTGTTAAGACGAATTATTCAGATAGCTTGCAGAACGTCATAATGTGCCATTTATCAAGTGAGAATTCTGATAGAGATAGTTTTATCGAGAAAATGAAGAAAGTCGCTTATGGGGCGAATGTGGACGTTGCAGAGCGCAACAAGGAATGGCTACTTGTTAATCCTAATGAGTGCCCTTTTTAGAAAGGAGATGAATACCCATTTTGAGAATTGAAAAGCTGATTAAATTTTTGAAAGAAAGATTTGAAGATGGAATATAGATGTTTGATACACCATCTATAATGGGTGATTTCAGAGTGCCTATTTATAGTGAAGATAAAATCATTGTATTATGGGCTCCGCATTACGAGTATATAGAGATATATGGTATTTCTGATAAAGAGTTTGAAAGAGTTATGAAAGAGGCAAAAGGATATTAGCGAGTGCCCTTTTTAAAAATTAAACAGACAGGAGAAAAATAATGAATATTGTAACACTTTTAGGACGATTGACACGCGACCCGGATATTAGATACACACAGGGTGAAAATGCAATGGCAATAGCAAAATTTACACTTGCCGTTGACAAGAATTTTAAGAAGAAAGACGATAAGGCAAATTTCATTAACTGCGTGGCTTTTGGCAAGATTGCTGAAACAGTAGAAAAGCACGTATTCAAAGGCTCAAAGATAGCAGTTATCGGTGAGTGGACTACAGGCAGTTACAAGAATAGAGACGGAAACACAGTTTACACCAACGATTGCAATATATCTAAGTTGGAATTTTGCGACAGTAAAAATTCAGGTGGCAGCAGTGCAGAGCCACAGCCAAAACCCGATGATAGCTTCATGTCAATCCCTGATGGTATTGACGAGGAATTACCATTTAACTAAGAGTCGGTTGATTACAGGGCAGTCAATAACGGCTGTCCTAGAAAGGAAAAATAATGGATTATACAAATAAAATATTTGCAAATATTGCAAAGGATATGTCGGAGCAAAAAGATATTGCAGTTGTAAGAGCGTTTGTATTTCAGATTACAGAACTGCTACAGAAAAATGGCATTATGCCAATATGCACTGAAAGATACATGAATATCAATTCTGATAAATCAAGTTACAGTATTCTCAGAAAAATCAATATCTCATTCGACGAGCTTGATTGTACCGAGCATGACCGAGAAGTTAGAAAACAGGCATACAGAGATTTTATCAAAGAATTTGAGGATAGAGTTGATTCAACAGTTATATCTGAAAAACTCTTTGAAACTGAATGTATATTATTGGAGCGTGATAAGAATGAGATTAATTGATGCAGACACACTAAAGAAAGATTTAAAATCGGTTACTTTAAGTAATGGAACTTTACTCAATACAAATACAGTATTGCTATTACTGGATAAATATCCGACCGCTTATGATGTAGACAAAGTTGTGGAACAGTTGGGGGAAAGAAGCATGCTGTCAAAGCATATAGGAATGGTACCATTGAAAGAAGCCGTTGAGATTGTGAAACGAAGTGCAAAGGAGTAAGTATGAGATTAATTGACGCAAACAAACTAAAGGAGGATAAAACCATGTGTAGAAAAATGAAAAGAACAATAGCTATGACTTGTGTGATTGCAATGGGGGTTTTTAATGTGGTGCCGGTATTTGCCTGTACACCACCGTTAAATCCGCCATCTGTGAAGATTCCAGACATCAACTTTCAACCTGATGGTGCTTTAGAAGATGCTATTAACAATGCTGTAAAAAATTGGCTCGAGAAATGCGTCCTCGCTACTCCGGTGGTGAAATATGCATCTTACTACAAGAGTGCATCAAGGTATTTTAACTACAGTCACGTAGCAGTCAAGTGGACGAAAGTTGAAAATGCAACGTCTTATAAGGTAAGAATCACAAAAGCTGATGGAACATGGAAAGAATATGATACAACCTATACAGCATTTTATAGTACTAATTACAATGATGATTTTATCGCAGATGGTATGGACGGAGCCACGGTAAGCGTCAAAGCTTATGGCGATAACGATACATTTGGCTGTTGGTCAGATGATACTAATATTACGAGATTTAGAAGCATATATCGAAAAGAGAATTAAACTCGAAATTCAAAACGCTATAAATGAGGTTGCTATGCAGACGGCAATTGATATTGTAAAGAGAGGTGGAAACATTGAATTATCAGAACATAGCAAGAGCCAAGGCAATAGAACAGGAGAATAAAAAGCGACTATTGAAGCTGAATCCAAAGCTGAATGACAGGAGTGGGATTTACTTCCTACTCCGAGAAGATGAAAACGGATTTAAGTATGCGTATATCGGACAAAGCGTTGGAATAATTACCAGATTGGCAAGCCATATGTCTGGATATGAACAACATATAGACAAGTCATTAAAGGCACACAAGCTGTATGACAAAGAGAAAAATCCTTATGGTTGGCGAGTTGAATTTCTGAATTTCCCCGAAAGTCAGCTTGACGAGAAAGAGAAGTATTACATTAAGCTATATGCTGATAAAGGCTATCAGCTTAGAAATGTCAGTTTAGGCGGTCAAGGAGAAAATCGAGCTAGTGGTTCAATAGGCGAGAGAAAAGCACCTAAAGGCTATATGCAAGGCATACAGCAAGGTAAAAAAGTGTTAGCGAGGGAATTATCGGCTATCGCTGAAAAGCACCTTAAAATCGAAATTAGAGACGATAAGAAGCATAACAAAATATCGCAGAAACAGTATGAGAAGTTTATGAATTTATTGAAAGTAGGCGATTCAGAATGAATTTACTTGAACACTATGTAACAAATATAACTCGCGAAGAAGCTATCGAGAAGAACGGAATGCTGTTTTTCAAGATTGTATGTGATGTCGATTGTTATGGCAACAAAGAGATTCAGAAAGAAGTTTTGCTTACAGAAGATGATTATGCAGAGGCAAAGAGCAAAGGTTATTATTTAGCCTAAAAGCGAGGTGATTCGGAATGAAGATTTTAAGTAAAAAGAAATGTGAAGAAATTCTGAAAAGAATTACTGCAAATGAAATTATTCAGGTAGAGTACGGGCTACACGATATGGAAGCGGAAACAAAAGCAACGGAAAATAGAGCAGAGATAGCTTTTATTGTCGGTGGCTTCAAGGGTATGAACAAGGTGCAGAACACGTTGAGAAAGAGGTATAACAATATAAACCACGAGGGAAAAGATTAAAATACATCAACCGAAAATTGAAGGGATATAGGAGATTAATTAAATGGCAGAACGAAGGATGTTCACTAAAAAAGTCACTGATGATGATAATTTCATGGCTTTATCATCAAGTGCACAGGCCTTATATTTGCATTTATCTATGTCTGCTGATGATGACGGATTTTGCAATCAGGTATCAGTTTCCATGTTCAAAGCTCACGCAAGTGTGGCTGATTTACAACAACTATTGGAAAAAAGATACATTTATCAGTTTGATAATGGTGTGATTGTAATTAAGCATTGGCGCATGGCAAACGCTTTGAGAAAAGACCGATATACACCAACGAATTTTAAGGAAGAATTGGCAAAATTAAAGATAAAATCCAATGGTGCATATACATTTTCTGATGATGGTTGCCGTGTGGTTGCCAATGGGTTGCCAAGTGGTTGCCAAGTGGTTGCCACTTGTCTGCCACAGGATAGTATAGGTAAGGTAAGTATAGATAAGAATAGTATAGTTAAGGATAGTAAAGATAAGGATATAAAAGAAAAAGATATTGATAAATCAATATCTAAAAAGAAAACTGTCTACTACCCTGATGATGCAATGCTAGAGAGTGCTTTTCAGGAATACCTGACAATGCGAAAAAAAATAAAAAAGCCAATATGTACCGACATGGCATTACACCGAGCTATGAACACTATAGAGAGACTTTCAAAGGGCGATAATGATTTAGCTGTTAAAATTCTTAATCAGTCAGTAGACCATTGCTGGCAAGGACTGTTTGCACTAAAGGACAATGAGCCACATTCAGCTAACAAAGGCACCATTGATTGGGATAATGTGTGAGGTAGAGAAATGACAAGAGACGAGACCGTTAAAATCATTCGCATAATGTGTGATTGCTACCCCAATTACAAGCCGAGCAATTTATCAGAGACAGTAGATGTGTGGAATATGATGTTGGAAGAATACAGCTACCAACAAATTTCTATGGCATTGAAAGCTTACGTGCATTCCGATACAAGCGGATTTGCACCGAGCATCGGACAGCTAATTAACAAACTGCATGAGGTTCAATCCCCACAGGAGCTTAACGAAATGGAAGCATGGATGCTTGTTAGCAAGGCACTTAGGAATGGCTATTATGGTGCAGTTGAAGAATTTAACAAGCTACCACCACTCGTACAAAAGGCTGTCGGAAGTCCTGATAATCTTAGGAACTGGGCGCTGACGGACATAAACAGCATTGAAAACGTAGTCCAGTCAAATTTTATGAGAACCTACAGGACAGTTGTTAGTCGAGATAAGGAATATCAAAAAATGCCAAAGGATATACAGGCATTAATTGAAAGTACTAATAGAAGCTCGTATTCGGCTCAAATCGGCTCTAAAAATCAACAGACGATAAAATTATCGCTCGAAGATAATAAAAGCCAAAATAAGCCGATTAAAGGTGTTCCAATGCCAAAAGAAATCAAGGAACGTATCGAGCAGATGAAAAGATAGGAGGAAAAGAGGTTTGTGCGCACAATTAAAGCCGGCTTTACTCCTAGCGAAAAATGATAAAAGACAAGTATTCAAGACAAAGATATGAAGTACGAAAAGCCAGTAACCTTTGCGTGCTTTGCGGAAAACCACTCGATAGAGAAGGTGTGGTTTGTACGGCATGTAACAGCAAACGCACAGCATATGGCCGAGAGCTTTACAAGAAATTACAGGCAGTTGGTGTTTGCCCTAGATGTGGCAAGAACTTACTGTATGGTGATGAAAAAAGCTGTGTTGAGTGTAGGGCAAAATCAGCCGAAGCCATGTCAAAGAAACGTGCTGCTGATGTTGAAAAATACAATGAGCGACAAAAAGTATGGCGAAAAGCACGATACGAAAAAGACAAGGAAAATGGCATATGCACACGTTGTCGTAAAAGGAAAGCAGACCCGGGGCATACCACTTGCACATTTTGCCGGGAAACAATGAGAAGAGCACGAGTTAAAATGCCTGAAAGAACCGGCAGATATGAACAAGGACTATGTTTTTTCTGTGATAATCCGGTAAAACCCGGATATAAGGTCTGCGAAATGCACTATCAGCAAAACGTTAAGAATGCAACTTGCGAAAAGGCAAACTTGGCACGGCAGAAGATAAAAGAAAGGAGTCCACAATGGACACCTTGAAAGATTTTTACGATTTTTACCGGCTACTGCAAAGGAAATATGACTTGCGAATGTTCTACAGAACAAATAGTAAGGAAACAAAAATAACTATCCGGTGGCGTGGTAAAGAGATTGTAAAAGTCACAGAAGAAACTACAGAAGCCTGTTTTATCAGGGCAAAACGAGAACTTGAAGAAAGAATGAAAAAATATGAGCAACAAACTGAAACCAAAGAAAAAGCACAAAGAGCCGGATTTTACATGGACAAAATCCGAAAAAGTTACGTTGAAAAGCAGCAATAACCGTAGGAAGCTCGTAGGGCGGTCTTTCACAGACTTTATGGACTTAGGCTACTATGTACTGTATTTGCACCATGGATTTGGCAATAAGCGCATTGTAAGGCTTGAAAGAACCATAAATGAGTACCTTGAAAGGGCACAGACCGAAAATGAAATGAAAACTGAAACGCTTGCCGAACTTTTGAAAGTCAGATACGGCATTGATGTGCGAAAAGAGATTAATTTAATCCCAATGCAGCAGTTGATTAGGATTTATCAAAGGAATAATCCACTTACGATAAACGATACGAGACAGCTTTTAAATGACACGGCATACAGCTACATGGCTTTAGCATGTACGGCACTTAAATTGATGTTTAAATTGCCGGTTAGAGAAATTAAAGAATTTATCGCAGAATTTAGGGGCTTAATCGACACGTTGTATAAATTTAATCAATTCGGTCTGACATTACCAAAGGTGGCGCAATGCCTTGCTGATGAAGTTAATTACGTTGATGAAAGGTACATAAAGGTGATTGATTAATGACTTACGCATGGGATAACGACAGCACTCAAAATGCCCACATAAAGCAGATGAGAGACGATAGGCAGAAAGCCTACATGGAAACGCACAGAGGCAATAAGGCATATGAAAGATTTAAACACATGCCGGATTATGGTAAAGGAGTAAAAAACTATGACAAATAGAGAGAAATTCGCAGAAAAGATTTTAGACATTGCTTGTAGTGGTGGCAAAATAGCAGTTAACAAAGCAACATCAGAGCCGATAGCGTGCTATGAATTAGAGTGTAAAGATTGTTTATTCAATACTCATAGTTATGTCTATTGCGGGGGTAAAGCGGAAAAATGGGCGAATAGCGAATATGTTGAACCACCAATTGACTGGTCAAAAGTTGCAGTTGATACACCTATTTTGGTTAGAAATAGCAAAGAAGAAGTGTGGGAAAAGAGACATTTTGCAAAATACGAGAACGGAATAGTGTACGCATGGGTTGCGGGAGAAACATCTTGGAGCGCGGTTAGCAGTAATATGACCGATTGGAAAATGGCAAAGCTGACAGAAAGTGATAGAATATTGCCCTTATTGTGGTAAGAATTTATACAGTTAAGTTAAACCAAATATTCAGTAAGCAGAAAGGAGTAGTAATGGCAAAACACGATATTGACAGTTGGATTTTAGATGAAACAGAACTGGCAGAACACTATAAGGATATAGGCAAGCCAGAAGGATATGACAGCAAAATGGAACTTGTTGGATTGCTTAAACAGTTAAAAGAGTATCAGCACTTAGAAGAACAGGACAGAATTATCAAATTTTATCATTGCGAAAGTCTCAATGAGTATTATATCGGAAAACGTTGCGGCAATTTCTATTATGCAGAAGCAGAGGTTCAACCAAATGGAGATATTTGTTTATATTATAAATGGTCAAGATATTTGCCTTGGGGCGAACACGTAGTAGATGAATTGTCATTATGGAAAGAGTATACATATCCGAGCGAACCAAAGGAAATATCTTTTGAGGAATGGTTAAAGGGATGGCTATCCGAAGCCGAAGCAAAACTGAAAGAATTAAGGTGTAACAATGATTGATTGCAATATTTGCAAGCATAAAGAAGATTATGATTATTGTATAGAATGCAAACACGGAGAGTTGTTTGAGAGGAAAAATGTGTCAGAGCCTAAAAAAATATCAGTTAGTAACGGAAAGGAATATTGCGGACATTGTGGTTATTTGTCTGAATACGCAAGAGGATATAAAAAGTTTTATTGTATGAGGTGTGGCGGACTTAATTTAAGAAGTTGGAAGAATTGAGAGGTGGAGAATGAGTACAGGAATGAATTTGGAAGAAACGGAAATCGTAGCAGATAACATTGGCACATCACTATATTATGACGTCTACAGTAAAGCACTTGATGATTTATTAAATTCTCTTCCTGATTGTGATTATGTTGGAATAGAACGTCTTGTTTGCTTGGTGGAACAGTTAAAGAGAGGTAGAGAAAATGAGTAAAACAATAGTATTAATTATACTCTGTCATTTAATGGGCGATTATGTACTACAATGTGATTTTATTGCACAAACAAAAGGAAAGAATTGGTATCACTTATTTGTACATTGTGCATTGTATTGTGTTCCATTCCTAGTAGTATTCGGTTGGACATGGCAGTTGGCAGTAATTTTCATTTCACATCTGATTATCGACCCTTTAAAGGCTAGGTGGAATAAGATTACATACATGCAAGACCAAGTATTGCATTATATTATCGGGCTTACGTATTTATTATGATTGAGAGGTGGAAAGAATGAAGAAAGAAGTTGATGGAGTAGTGGTGGAAATAAAAAGCATTTTAACTGCACTTGGAATAATCAAGATGGTGTGTGATGATAATAATTGCTTAACTTGTCCTTTTGCGAAAATTGAAAGTGGGGAGGTTTTATGTCAGATAAATGAAAAACAGCCTAAGGAATGGAATATAAATAAACCTACTGATATATGGAGGGCATTAAAATGAACAAAGTAAAAGAAGAAAGAGTAACTGACTTATCCATTATAATGGACATGATAGCGGGTAAAACCCCTTATTATAGCATACGGTACAGAAATGTCGGTGAGGATGACTATAACATTGGGTATAGCTCATTGAATTTAAAAACTGTATTAGGGTTCATTGATGAATATTTTGAGATTGTGGAAAATGGCAAACAGACCAATGCCGACAGGATAAGAAATATGTCGGATGAAGAGTTAGTGGAACTTATTACAGGTCACTTGAATTTTGATTGTGCCAATTATTGTGATAGCTTTGCACTAGGTTGTGCTCTTAACTGCGATAAGTCATACAAGGAAATAGCATTAAAATGGCTTCAATCAGAAGCGGAATAGGAGAGAATATGGAAGAGGGCGATAAACTAATAAGAAACGAGGCAGAAGCTATCGAATGTCTTGAAAGCAATAAGCCAACAAGCGGCTATGTGATGTTGCAAGAATCTATTGATATGGCGATTAAGGCACTTGAAAAGCAGATTCCAAAGAAACCGAGAAAAACCGACTCGTACAGAGGTATGTTAATAAGAGTATATGCTTATGCATGTCCTACTTGCGGAAATGCATGTTTAGAAAAATACATGAACGAACGGCAGAATACAATGTTTTGTTGGAATTGCGGTCAAAAATTAGACTGGAGTGATGCAGAATGACCGACATAACAACAGTAGTATACACCACCCTCATAGTATTCGGCATAATCGGTCTGACAGAGGTGGCGCTTGCATGGTGCGACATCCACGGACGAGATAAGACTAATGATGAGATACAAGAGCAGTGGTGTAGTGAAACAAATTGTAGATGTAAGAGAAAGGAATAACGAATTCTCGGTAAACCGAGGTTGTGATTTATAGGTGTCAAAGAAATTACATAAAGTCCGTCATAGTAGCGTTGATTACTCGATATAGGATGAATTTGAAGCAGCGCACATATAGCATATATGACTTATGTGAGTTTCAGGCGGTCAGCATGGGAAGCCGAGACGGATTATCCACGATACATGGATTTGTAGCGTGGTGTTATGACGAAATTAAAAGTATGTTGGATAAGTGCCGGAATATCAAGTTTTATGGCTGGATATTTAGTGGGAGATGTGGACGAATGGATTTACATTGATATAGCTGACCAACATCCCGATAGTATGCGGTTCATAAAGGATTGCGAAAAGGCTATCGGTAAAGAGATAAAGATTTTAAAGTCAAGTGAGTACAACTCTGTTGAAGATTGTGCAAGAGTGTTTGGTGGTTTTAGAAATCCGGCTAATGGCTTTGCGCCATGTACGAATTGGCTGAAAAAGAGAGTCCGTAAGGAATGGGAAGAACAACACAAAGATTGTGAGATTACTTATGTGTGGGGATTTGACCTTAAGGAAACTGAAAGAGCTGAAAGAACCATTGAAGCTAATTCACGAGCACAACATGAATTTCCATTAATTGACAGAGGACTATCAAAAGAAGAAGTACACGGATTGTTTGAACGGACTTTTGATTTTGCCCGACCGAAAATGTATGACTTAGGCTATCCGAATAATAACTGCATTGGTTGTGTAAAGGGTGGCATGGGTTATTGGAATAAGATTAGAGTAGATTTTCCACAAGTATTTGAAAGTCGGGCGAAATTGGAAAGAGAAGTTAATCATTCAATTCTCAAAGACAAAAACGGACAAGTTTATTTAGATGAGCTTGCGCCGGACAGAGGTAATATGAACACAGAAATTTTTCCGGACTGTGGGATAATGTGTTATTTGAGTTTAAATTAAAAATTATCAGATAAGATTGAACAATTTTATGTAGAGGTGAAACAATGAAACACTATAAGCCGATTCAATGTGTAGTCTGTAGCAAGATATTTATACCGACCGCAGCCAACCAAAATACGTGTTGCGAAGCACATAGACAGCAGAGAGCTACGGAATTAAGAAAAATCAGAGAAAAGAAAAGACTTAAAAGAAAGCCCGTCAAGAAAAACAAACTTGCGGAAATCTGCGAGATTGCCAAGAGTAAGGGCATGAGCTACGGACAATATATGGCAGAACAGTATAAAAAGGAAGTGATGATAAGATGAATAGCAGAACTATAAGTGATATAGAGCCGATTGAAAGACAATGTGTATACGAGGACAACAAGTCGTGCAACAGCTCATGCCGATACTCAAATACTTGTATACACAGTGCAAGCAAAACCGAAGAATAGGAGATAGGCTTATGAAGTTTTCAAAACTTACTAAGCCGGAACTTGAAGAAATTTTGAAAAATGCCAATTTCACCGATGAGGAAGCGGAAGTTTTTGATTTGCTAGTTGCTAATAAAAGCCTCGAAGAGGTATCACAGAGACTATTAATTTCAAAAACGACCACTTCCCGGAGAGTGGCAGACATTAAAGAAAAGATAGAAAGGAGTCGGGCAATGATTAACAAAGTGCCAATATGGGAAAAGGTAACGCTGACGATTGATGAGGCCGCAGAATACAGTAACATCGGAATTAACAGAATCAATGATATGCTTAATAATCCCTCGTGCCCTTTTGTACTTTTTGTTGGAAGAGGCAAGCGATTAGTCAAGCGCAAGGAGTTTGAAAAATACCTCGAAAAGACAGATAGTATATAGATATATTGAATTATGAGCCATTATGTAGTAATATAAATATTATCATATAATGGCTTTTGATTTTGAAAGGAGCCATAAATCAGTATGGGAAAGGATTTGAGAGGAAAAGAGCTGGGAGTCGGAATAACCCAGCGCAAGGACGGACTTTATCAGGGCAGATATAAAGATAGGTTCGGCAAGAGCAAGACAATTTACAACAGCAAGTTGTCAGAACTGCGGAAAGAACTTAGTAAAGCAGTGACCGACAATCAACAATTCACAAGTGTTAGAGACAGCATTACCCTTGATGTGTGGTTTGACAGGTGGATGAATGTATACAAGAAAAAGAGGGTGCGCCCCAATACCATTAGGGAGTACACGCATATATATAAGAAGAACATTTCACCATACTTAGGAAACCATGAAATAACATCTATTCGCAAGTCAGATGTGCAGTTACTTATCGACAAAGCTTCTGACGATAACTATAAGTATGAGAGACAGAGCAAAATCAAGGTTATTTTAAACGACATGTTCAGTAGAGCTATGGAAGATGACCTGATGATTAAGAATCCGGCAAAAGGTGTAACGCTGAGAGCAGACAAAGAAGTTAATGCTTTTGCATTGACAGTAGAGCAACAGAACGAGTTTTTTGAAGCGTGCAAAGGCACATTTTACGACAATATGTATAATGTGGCAGTTAATACAGGCTTGCGCCCAGGAGAACTGTTTGCGCTCACGTTTGCAGATATACATATGGACGAGGGATATATTGACGTTAATAAGACACTTGTGTACCAAAAATACCTTGAAGATACAGGCAAGACATTTCATGTTGAGCCACCAAAAACCAAACAGAGTTACAGACACGTACCAATTAACAGTGTGTGCAAGGAATATCTGACGAAACAATTTGAGCTTAAAAAGATAGTTTCGACACGCAGACCTAAAGAACAGAACGAATATTTGTTTGTTACAAGGTTCAACACACCAATTAATTCGGTTATATACAGCGACTCTATACGTTCAGTTGTAAGACGGATAAATGATACAAAGAGCAGTGACAATGAATTTCCATTTTTTAGCGGTCACACATTCAGACATACGTTTGCGACAAGATGTTTTGAGTCAGGCATAGAGCCGAAAGTCGTTCAATCATATTTGGGTCATGCAACACTGAAAATGACAATGGACTTGTATACACATGTTACACCTGAAAAATCGTTTGCTGACATTGAAAAAATCGTTAGCACCGACAACAAAATCATAGAATATAGAAGAAAATGTGTGTAG